AAACACATAATAATTCACTCATACTTATATAAGGCAAGTAACCAATGCCAACTTCATATGAGTTATTATCTTTAGTCGTGTGTTGCGACTTCCCAGATTACTGCTGGTTCAGTGAGCCGACTTACCCTCACGGGAGCTCGATGATGTCACCGGGCTGAATCACGGGCCCGTAAGCCCGTGTCAGACGGTAACGTACGACGAGCAGGTCTCCGTCGCAATGCTTTTCAGCGATGCTCCAGAGACTGTCCCCCTGAATAACCGTGTGGGTACGATCCGGGCAAGTAAACGAGGGGCTCGTCACTTCCTTGATCATGCCACATCCGGCCATCAGAAAGAACACCGTGAGAGCAGCCACGAGGATACGCCTTTGCACGTACACTCGCTTGGGCAGCTTCTGCATGATGCCTCCCTTTCTCCCAGCGGATTGGTTAGATCCTGTTGTGCTGGGACCGTAGGTAGACCCGGTCGGTCTATCCTTAAAAGAAGAAGTTCCCCCTACGCTGGCTGCGTAGGAGAGAACTTCTCTTTTCTTCAGGCTGGGCTCATCAGCCTGGGTGTCATCAGTAGTGCTCGCCAGTCTCGCACTCGAGACACCAGTAGCCCTGGCGCTCCACTTCCACCTTGCGGCAGTTGTAGCACATGGCCACACAATCCTGGTGCTCAGCCAGGAAAGCGGTCATGGCGTCGTCTGACAGCTGCTCATACTGACCGGTTTCCAGATTGAGCAGTTCGGTCTTGACCCAGGACCCGCAGTTGCAGATCCAGGTCACCGGTGCGAGCATCCCGAACTCGTCGTACTCGGTGTCGGAGCCATAGCTCCAATGCCCGATCCGACGTGAACGGATACACTCAGGAAGTTTTACTTCCATTGATTCCTCCGAATCATAGTTATCCAGCTTAACGTACCGGACGTGATTATTACGTTTCTCTTTTGTCAAGGTAAGATAACCTGTCAGGCATTTAGCTCCTGCCGCATCACCCATGATTTATATAGCGCTCAGGTTCTGCGCTAAGGACAATGGTCTATCCTCAAAGAAAAAGATTCCCGAAGGAACCAATTTCTTTTAGTGATTATTCTGTTCCCAAGCGTCACTACTGCTCGGCCACCCTATGATGGCAGTACCGGATCAGCCCTTCTTCTTGAAGAGGTCCACGAAGAACGTGACCTCTGCAATGATGAAAGCGCTGATGCCGACGATGTACATCGGAATCTGCAACATTGCACACCTCCTTTCTTTGGTGTAGTGGACATGGCTGGATGCCTATCCTCAAAAAAGAAGTTCCCCCAGGATCCGAAGATCCCAGGGGAACAACTCTTTGTGCACCTGCCCTACCAGGTGCTGTGTCAGGCAGCGTGGTGGACTGTGTTGTACCAGTACCACACCTGGTACTGGTAGTCCCACTTGCGCTGGCTCCGGATGGTGATCATGCGACCACCGAACTCCCGGGCGAACCACCCGGTGTTGTTGTGGATGTGCCCGAACTGCAGCGAGTCCGAGCTGTCTCCTGAAGGAGACTGAACCCACACTTCAGTGCCCGTGTGGGCGATGAAGCGTGCAGTCACCTCCTTCGTGTAGGGGATGGTGTTGCCGTTGGTGTCAACGGCATACTTGCCGATGACATCAATCATTGATGTGATCATGATGACCACCTTTCATTGCTACACATTTCTTTTACGATGGTAACGTGTTCATCGGAGCTGTCCTTTTATGCTGCATACCTGCACCACTGTAGGGAGTGGACGACCGCTCATTGTCGTTCCTAGCAAGCACATACCCCATGGGGGGGTGGCCTCGTTAAAACTCTAAGAGACACATATGTACCCATTATCTCCCCCCTATAAATTTTTCCCCAATAGTCCCCTATTTAGACTTTTATATCTTTATATACCTTTGATTCGCCCCTAAAAATTTTTCCCCATATAGAATCGCCCGCAAGAAATTTTTTGGATATTATTCGCATATGTGTTGCAAGCAATGCTGTAGGTGGCTATAGTTCTACATGTCCGGTTATTCAGGCCGGCAAACATCACTCACACAATGCTTAACATAGCAAAGGATAAAATATGAATTCATATATGGATTGCCCACACTGTGGTTCAGAGTTTATTATGAACGAAGAACTTATCGGATCCAATGTACGTTGTCCGGACTGCTTCCAGTGGATCAACCAGTTTGGTGGTATTGCTAACACAGAGTTTGCTGTTCTTGATCAATATAATTCTCATGTGTCTAGCAATGAGGTGTACGAGGAGATGGGCTGGGAGTCTGGTTACGACTACTGAGTTTTTTCTCTACTGTTTCTAGATACAACAAAAAGGGGTAGGAGCAACGTTACTGTTACTCCTACCCCTTAAAAATTTTTTGCCGGCGAATGACTATGTTTTATCCTACTTGTTGTTCTCCTCGTTTTTTGTTGAGTCCGTATAGTAGGGCTGCTCCTCCGGCTGCTAGTCCAGCTGATAGGGTGTGTGAGGACATAATTTTTTCTAGTGTTCTCGCTGAGATAGCTTTTTTGTTGGTGACTTTGGTGATGGCTTGAGCAGAATCTTCTAGCATGTTTCCAGCTGACGATAGCGCTGAAGAGATTTGTGCGGCAACCATAGCGGAGTCGTCTGCAGCTGCACTGGCTACGCCAGCAGCTTTATTAGCCATTCTGCGCTTATAGGCTTCATCTAACGATGATTCTATCGCAGAGTATCCTGGGTGATAACTTATATCACCCATAGCGATACCTCCTCGTAATTTTTCTCCGGCTTTTGCTAGGTTGCGGGCGATTCTGCTGTCACCAAGCTCTAATCTTTCGTATTGTTTCAAATATTTTGCGGATAAATCTAAAACTTGTTTATCAGAGATATTGTTGATAGGAACTTTTTTTCCACGAACGTTCCTGCTTTTTTGACCTTGAAAAACTTGTAAACGTTGTTCTGAAGTCATTTTAGCTAAACGTTCAGATTCTTCACGTGCGTATGTGTCTATATAATCTTTTTGCATGATGTCTCTGGTTATCTCTTCGCCAATATTGAAAAGAGCTTCATCGCTAAAAGTTGACATTTCTTTTCCTACCAAACGTCTTAACTTTGTTTTGCTTATGTTAGGATTCTGTTCAGCAATCCTTGCACGCAACAAAGAACTCCTATTGATTCTTCCTTCTTCTATAAGAAAATCTCTATTAGTTACAGCATCAATATATCCTTGTTTAGACTTTGGACCAGGATCAGGCTTACCTAAAGTACCTTTAGCAGATTTGACCATCTTGCTATAGTTGGATTTACCTTTTCTCATTCCAACAGATTTAGAAATGATATCCATCATTTCCTGTTCAGCATCAGGATTATTAGCAAGCTTAACGATAGCTGCACTACGATCAATAGAAGCAGGCGTCCTTTTACCAGTTTTTAAAGTAGTGTCCTTTTTTGTACTTTTACTTTTCGGATTTTTTAAAGCATCATTGATCGTTTTAGTCGACGGATTCACCTGTTGAGGATCAACAACATTTTGTTGAACACCAGTAGCAGCAGCACTACTGGAAGGCTGCGTTTGAGTAATCGTACCCTGCAACACAGGAGTATTAGCAGGCTGAGAAGCCACAGTTTGAGAAACAGCAGCAGCAGGCGCTTGTGAAGGAGCAGTAGCACTTCTCAAAGAAGTCAGCTCAACTTTAGCCTGTTTAATATTTATCTCACCGATACCACCCTGATAAAAAACAAGCTTACCCTTTTTGTTGATACCGCCAATAACCTGACCAGGAGAAGCGTTAGCTGTAGCAGCAGCATAGTCTTTCCAGTTATCAAAATACTGTAAACCAAGCTTATTCAGCTCATCCAACTTAGGATTCGTAGCCATAACTAGCTCATATCCCGAGGATCAACAACAATGTTCATCACAGCATTATCATCAGCAAGTTCACGAACAACATCGCAAGCATTACGGCTCGTCAACTCACAAACATCAACAACCATAGCCCACTCGTCATGAGAAAAAATACAGAAAACCAGATAACCATCAGCCTCACCATGAACAGTCACAACATACTCAGACTGGTTCTCCTCCAAAAAATGGGCGAACGAATAAAACTCTGAAGGATCAGCACTAACTTTATCTTTAAAAAAATCTAGTATTCTACGAACAAAATCCATAACACCACCCTTAGTTATGGAATATAGTACCCAAAACTAATCTACAACATCACGAACAGAATCAAACAACAACAAAACTCTCATATACGCCACAATCTGCAAGGCAGCCTCACTCATCATCTGAGTCATCAGCTTCCTCCCAACAATCACCACAATCTCTACATTTTATAAAAAAAATTTTCTGACCGTTGTCATTTCCTGTGGAAATAATAAAGTTAGGTGGGTAAGAACATTCTGAACAAGTTGTCGGTTGAAATTTCATTGCTAGCCTTTTATTGCGCTCACTATCTCTGGAGAACTCTTCAATTTCTCAATAGCGTTATCTCGCCCTTGAGAAAAGTTTTCTCCGTTATAGTACACCCATGCGCCCTTTTGGCTAAGAATTCCCTTATCAATTCCAAGATCAAAGATGCAACCATATTCGTCAATACCTTGAGCGTATACGATATCAAATTCTACTATTTTCATTGGCGGGGCCATCTTATTCTTAATGATCTTAGCTTTTACCTTAATCCCAGTAGGATCGCCATGCTTATCCTTTAAGTCCTCTTTCTTGCGCACATCAATACGCACAGAGGCTGCATACTTTAACGCAAAGCCTCCAGGAGTTGTTTCTGGATTGCCGAACATTACACCAATCTTATTTCTTAGCTGATTAATGAAAATAATCAAAGTGTCATGCTGAGCAGCCAAACCTGTTAGCTTACGCATAGCTTTTGCCATCATACGTGCCTGCAAGCCCATCTGCTGCTGTTCCATCTCGCCTTCAAGCTCAGCTTTAGGAACAAGCGCTGCAACAGAGTCGATAACAATCAAACCGATATCGCCCGTACGCAACAATCTGTCTGCAATGTCGAAACCCTGCTCGCCATAGTCTGGCTGAGCCAATAGAAGGTTATCTAGATCGATTCCAACGGCTTGCATGTAAACTGGGTCAAGAGCATGCTCAGCGTCGATGTAAGCGCACGTGAGGCCCATCTGCTGGGCTTTGGCGACAGCAGTCAGAGCAAGAGTAGATTTACCCGATGACTCTGGACCGAATATCTCTACGACTCTACCACGTGGTAGTCCACCAATGCCAAGAGCATGATCAAGCGTCAACGCTCCAGTGGGAATTGAAGACCAAGGTTTTACATTGGTGGAGCCAAGTTTGATAACTGCTCCTGAACCATACTGCTTCTGTAGTTGCGCAATTGCAAGCTCCAAAGCTTTTGAATCCTCTTTCAAAGCTTTTTTGCCCGCCGATACATTTTCGTTCTCCACTACCACTGTTTCCTCTGTCATCAAATCCTACCAATCTTCAGCTTGATCATGCATAGATTATATCACCAAAACGAAGCCGACCCCAACTGAATGTGCAGGACTAATGATATAATATTACCATAGTTTTTATATTACAAATTAGGAGCGTTATGCAAAAGAAAATTAAAGTTGATGAGCAGTTGCATCTAGCATTGTATCTTCTGAACAACCGTTTTAACACACCGGTAGATCTTATTAAGTACTGGGCTTTTTCCGGGCCGTGCCTAGAAGATCACCCGTGGGTAGAGGATTACTCGTCAAAAAAAGATTGACTATATCGTCACCATGTGTTGACTAGACTTGACACAGTGTGATAAGCTAGCCATGATCCACCCTTCCCCCCTTCCCCCCTTACTATATACATATATAGTTACTATATACCTGTATACTTATATAGTAACATATAATAATATACTCTATATAAGAGAACGTGCCCACGAAAGAGGTAGCCGATGAACATATATCAAATATTCATACCTGAGCTAGGCACTAATGTTAAATTTAAAGTTTTGCCAGTAAAAGATTTAGAAGACTTTGTTAAGAAAAACAAAACCGCAAAAGACTTAAGAAAAAAAATATTACAATTCATTGTTTATAATTTAACAACAGATGTTGCTGCCGCTTTAGCCTCAATGTCCAGAGAAGCAGCAGAACGAGCATTGGAAGCAGTTTACGCTGGCTGCATCATGTTAAATCCTAGTTTGGATATTGACTACTGGTTAAACATTGCATACTCAACAAATCCAGCTAAATTTTCTGATGGCCCAGGAAAAGATTATAATATTAATCAGATTAAAAAGTTTTTACGCCAAGCTGAAGCTAAAGAAAGAACTACATCTGCGCCTTCTAGAATAAAAAAGCTTAATAAACAAAAGTTTTTAGGATTAGAGCAGTATCTTAAGAGTAATGTTATAGGTCAGGACGAGGCAATTGATGAAGTTGTCTCTGCTCTTTTTAGATCTCAAGCTGAACTAAATGATCCCAATAGACCTTTGGGTGTTTTCTTGTTTGCGGGAAGTTCCGGCGTTGGAAAGACACATTTAGCTAATGCGCTGCACGAATATCTTTTTGATGATAATTCTTCTATGGTGAGAATAGATTGTGGCGAATATCAGCACAAACATGAAAATCAGAAACTTTTAGGTTCCCCACCAGGCTATATAGGTCATGATGATGGGGGCCAGCTAACTAACCAAATCAAGAAAAATCCAAATACCGTTGTCTTAATTGATGAAGTTGAAAAAGCACACGCTGACATATGGAATACCTTCTTAAGAATATTTGATGAAGGTATAGTTACAGATTCTAAAGGTGAAAGCGTTAACTTCAGAAATTGTATTATTATTTTAACAACTAATTTAGGAAATGATAAAACAGTCGATCATATGATTTCTACTGGCGCCGGCTTTACAAGAAATGTTGTTTTCAAAAGAGAAACAAAAGAAGTACCACCAAGATCTGTTGTACAGAAAAACGCTAATGAGGCAATCAATAAATATTTTAAGCCAGAGTTAATCAATAGACTCGACAAGATTGTTATATTTAATCATTTGAATTATGAAAACTATCAAAAAATAGCAGAAATGGAAATGAGCCTTATAGCTGACAAGCTTTCCAGAAAAGGGCTATCAATTGCCTATACCGATAATGTCATCAACGCCCTGATAGATAAGGGTATTGATACAGTTAAAGGCGCACGAGGCATCTCTCAGGTAAGACGTGATGTTATAGAAACACCACTTGCTAAAACTATTGTTAATAGCAGTATACCAAAGGGTACTATATTTTATATTGATTATCTTAATGATAGTTTTACTTTTGATTTTCAAAAGCCAATAAAGAAAAGAGTAATACAAAATGACAAATGAAAACGAATTAGCTTTAAGAATGAAGTTTTATATGGCACCAAAGAGTACAACATATGAGCAGTTAGTTGAAATGAATGAAAAATATACTAGCTATCCTGGATTAACGCTGGATCAAGCGAAAGAAACTTACGAACAGTTAATGAAACTAAAAAGTAAGGTCATGTATAAATAATTAATAAATTATGTTACTATATCTATAAATCAATACTTATAGGAATAAATTATGGCATATGGTACTGTATTCGACGCTGCGATGGCTAAGCCAATGTTTCCTGGTGCACCTGGTTATGGTGGCTCGGTTACAGTGGGGCAATCTGTTCGAGCTCAGCAAGCAGCAGTTGCACAATCTGGCAGGAACGCAAGGCAGGCAGCTGCTCTAGCACAACCGGCTGGCACTGGGTATGGCAGTTTGGTCACAAGGGGACAAGCTATCGCTCAAGGTCAGAGGAGAGCGCCAATGGTTGATGGTGGTCCCATGAGAACTGGGGTTCGCAATCCTAGGACCACTAGAGCTCCAGGAGCTCGTAGCCCTAGAAGAGCGGCTATTAAAGGCGTTGACACGGGCCCTCCCATGCCAGGACCAGGCGGAGCAATGACAGCAGCGCCTCGCTTTAAGAAAAGAACTATGATGGGAATAGGATTGGGTCTAGGTGTTGCAGCTGGAGTAGCAATGAATAGAAGGGGAGAAGGCGCTTCCTCTGGAAGACAGTCGATGTATAAATATTAAAAAATAATAGTTAGGAATTATGATGAATGATTGGAAGAAGTTTACAGATGTTAATGGTGATTTTCAGTTAGCAAATTTTTTGTATAAGACAATAAATGATTTGATGAAACAGTCTTTAGATATGGGAACATTATTATCTAATGATCCGCAAAAGCTTAGAGCATTTAAAGAGCAGACAAAAAAATTGTTTAAGTCAAAATGGTTTGAAATAGCTGATTCATTAGAGTTTTTTGATTTAATTGAAAAGTGCATTTGTTTTAATGAAGAAAAAGATTTTTATTGCGAAATATGCAAGGGATCTAGATATAAGATATCTTCCTATTTGACCTCTGATGAAATCAGAGAAGTTGGCATTTTCTATAATGCAATCCAAAACGCAGAAGTAGCCAGTAAACTACAGAAGGGTTTAATGAAGGCTCTAGATGAATTGTCCCAGATGTAACAGTATGGTTCAAACTGTAACTGAATATTTTGATTTTGCAAAACAATACTTAATAAGAGATACATATTGTTCTCATTGCAAAAGTGTTACAATAGAGAGGTTTCATTCTGATAGTTCTTATGATAGCGAGTGGATTGATTTAAATGAGCAACATAGAAAAGAGTGACAAGGGAAAATTTTTACAAGATTTTGAATCCCTGCGTCCAGATTTGTTTTTCCCTGATAATTGGACAGATGAAGAAAAAGAAAAGGCTGTTGAATTAGTCCGGCCTCAGAAAACTAGAACATCTATGTTTTCTTCTATTCCCATGAACTGCGAAGCGCACAAGTGCACATTTGCAGATACGTGCCCTTTGTTAAAAGAAAATTTAGCTCCACGTGGAAAACCGTGCCCTATAGAAATGTCTATAGTTGGACAGTTTACTAAAGAGTATATGGAACAGCTAGATGTTCACCCAGACAATTTGGTTGAAGTTTCTATGGTTAGAGATCTTGTTGATCAAGAAGTTCAATATATTCGTAAAACAAAACTTCTTGCTAAAGAACATTTTGTGCAAGAGAATATTGTTGGCGTCGATAACGATGGTCAGCCAATTCTTAAAAAGGAACTACACCTTGCAGTGGAACTAGAAGACAGATTGCATAAGCGTAGAAAAGATCTAAGAAACCAACTCCTTGCTACAAGAGAAGCTAAAGCTAAGGTTGGACAAGCTCAGCTTGATAGTGCTCAAGCTATATCAGATATACTTTATAAAGTTCAGTCTTTAGAGAATCAAAGAGAAAAAGTTCTTAAACAAAAACTGGGCATTTATGATAAAGATGATTATATTGAAATAGATTCACCAAAGGACATTGACTAATGTCAGAAGAGCTTTTTCAAAGACTATCTAGATTAGTCAGCAAAAGTACTCAATACCTTCCTTTTAAGAAAAACAAAGGTATTGGCGAAATGATCTTAGATGATCAAACAGCAACAGGCATATACGGGACTGCAGATGAGTTTATGCAGTCACAAAAAGAGTTTGAGAATCTCTATTATAGAATGTTGTCTGAGCCAGAAAATCTTAAGCCTGGAATGGTAAACACTGTAGATGTAGAGCATCTTCGTAAAATGGGTAAAATTGATTTATCTTATTTTAATTATCAGGCAAGACAAAATTTAATATCTAATTATAGAACTAATGTTGTTAAATTGGGTGATCTAATATCAAATGTCGGCTTCCCTAGTATTGCCTTACCAGAAGGGGCTAATGATGTAAGAGTCGGTTTAATGTTTGACATAAACCAAAAAATGGAACATCCTGTTTTTTCAGTTTTAAATAAAATGATATTTAACGTTGACCCTATGTCTGAGTCTATATCTGACATGACATTCAATACGCAGAATATCATGTCTTCTTCACAGATACAAAGAAACATGTCTCAAATATCTGCTATTGCTAATGGAAGTCTTTTTACTCAAACATCAAAAATAGCAACGATAGACATTGAATCTACTGGACTAATGTTTGGTTCTCAGGCTAGATCTGTTTCCCTAATACAGAGAACTGGTTTAGATGAGGCAGCTAAAATGGTTGAAGACATGGATTTTATGTATGACTCACCAAGACTTGCGGGTGTTCTGGCTAGTGATAGTCAAACTTTGAGCCAGTTTATAGCCGAGCAAGAAGGGTTTGCCAAATCAGGAAATATTATTGGCAATGAAGATGAGTTTATGGAAAGGATGACAAAATTATTTGGTCATCTTTCTGATGAATCTGAAGTTGATTTTCTTACTGGACACAACATTCAGTATGACGTAAATACATTGCTCGATACAACTAGGTCAATGAGGGGCTACAAGCAGAATGCCTCACTTAATCTAGTGGTTAATAAGTTTTTAGATAGAGTAGATAATAATCCCAATTTTATGATAGATACACTTGAAGTTGGTCGTCAATATATGAGAAATCTATTTCAGCAAACTGAAGGTTTATCGCCTGATGATGCTATTGCTAGAGGAGATAGATTTATAAAAAGTTTTTTTGCGGAAGAAACCTTAGCTGATATTTCTCGTGGAGGAAAAGCTACATACGCCGCTATGGAAAACTTCATCATGAATACAAATCTATTGGATTTAATAGCTGCCGAAGATCATGCGCCTGATGTTTTTGCAAAAATATTTCAAGGTTCTCACGTAGCTGAAACTGACACAATTATGCAGGACCACATGTTGAAATATATACATCAAGGTAAGTTAGATTTTCGCAAACAACATTCAACAATTGAAGGTAAGCAAATATCCGAAGAAGCCATAAATATGGCGAGATTAACAGCGCTAAAGTCCTCAGCAATTGTACCAGAAGCAAACATATCTGATCCACGACAGTTGTCTCAAGCAGCTCTTAGATACATACAAACAGACGAGGGACTGGCTAGCACAAGCATTATGATTAATGCGGAGGAAGCAAAAAAGGCTTTTGGTGTAGATATTCAAAGTGGCTTTATAAAGTATGATAAGGGTTCGTATAAGATTTTCACTGGACAAGGAAGCCCAATAGAATTAGATAAGGTTCAAGCAAAAGAATATTTAAGAAGTGTCATTACAAGAGCTCAAGATACACAGTATGAGGATACAATTGATTTAACCCGACCAGGGGCGGCTCCTTCGAGTACGAGAAGAATAAACCCATTTGAAAAACGAATAATGAGCTTGGGTTTAACAAGAAGACAAAATTCAAATATTCTAATAGCACAAGAACTAATAGATCAAATCGGCATGCCAACAAATATTGGTCCTGTAGATGTAGATTCTTATATTCACAATGTTGGTAATTTTTATGAAAACTTTGCAGATAATCCCAGGGTAATAGGCGGAGATTCACCTGGTACAATCAGGGGTGTTGTTGGGCAAATTCGCTCTTTAATGAATCCTTCAAAAACACCAACGTTCTCCATGGGATTCAATATGAACGCACGCAGTTCTTCTGAGATATTGGCTCAATACGTTTCTCATGGTCAGACAATGTCTGGTTTAGGAATGGCTAACTCTATTTTAGGTCCTACTGAATTGGCTTTTGGCGATATGATGTCAAGGGCAACCGGTGGTGTGGCTAGAGAAAGATTCCAGACTTTAAGCACCCAGCCAAAGGCTGGTGTAAGTGACTCATATTTATCTCAATTCAGAACTTCAATGAGATATGGAGTATCTGAAGAGATAGGTGATGTTGTTTCTCAGTTTGGTGTATCTCACTTTAAATTCCAATCAGATGATTCTTTGAGAATTATGGAAGTTGGACAAGAAAAGTCTTTAGGAAAAAAGCTAATTCTTCCTTATGAGTACTTTAAATCAATTGAGTTAGCTTCAGATCCAAACATACCCAATATGGGTAAAGCTTTGGCTGAGGGTAAAGTTAATATGTCTCTTAGTTTCGTGCAAACACCAACCATAAGTAAGGCATCTGGTCAAGAGACAGTACACAATATGTTAAACCTAACCTGGCAAGAAGGCAGAGATGATTCTGGTCTTACTTCAAAAAAAATAGCAGAAAAGTTATATGAAGATTTTGTTGAGACAGATAACTATAAGAATATTATAAAAGAACCAGATTCTCATATGCGAACTCAAATAGAAAACTTAAAAGTTTTTTTTGGCGATAAAACAATTTTTCCTAGTAAAGAGTCTGCAATAGCAGAATTAGAAGGTTTAGCTAAAAGAGGAGTTGTAGCAGGATTTATAGCTGACGAGGGCGTAGATACTCCAATAACTAGATTAGTTCAAAATGCTTCATCTATGGGGGTGGATTTAACTAGAGATACTGGAAATAGAATTCTTGGTAATGTAATAGATGATTCTAATGATTTATTGAGAGTATTTTTCTTTGACGAAACTACAGCAAGAGCCACTGCTCCAGCTGGAACCACATTTACTAGAAATATGAATGCTATTGCTAGATCTTCATTGAAGGGCGCTAATGATGTAGCAGAGCGACTTGCTGGTGATAACGACCTGCTGAGAACAGCTTTACAAAATATTAAAGCTGGAACTCGAAAGCAAGATATTTCAAAAAGTGTTGAAATATACAATAATATAAAACCACACGCTGGTTTGATTGCTATGGGTGCAGCAGCCATGGCTGGTGGTTACTATCTGTTTAGAAAGAAAGAAGAAAGAGATTTATATAGCGAAACACTTGAACAGCAACCAGTAGAAAACTATAATCAAAATAGTGTTACGAATACCTACACTGCTTCCATGACTTCGTTGCCTTCCTCCAGGAGGGATCCATTAGTTACTGCTGGTGTTGTCGGAAATCTAGATAGAAATAAAATTGGACATACAAAAATGGGAAACAATAAATATAATCATCTTTACGGAGGGCAGTAATAATGCCAGTTAATTTGGGTTCTTTAGGTAAAAGGGTTACATCTTTTTTTGATGATACCATAAAACCAATGGTTCAAAGTCAACGCGCATCAGCCTCTGCAAGATCAGCTGCTTTACGCGGCAGAGCAAGGCAAACGTTTGATGACGTTTCTGAATCAGTTGGCAAAAGAATAGATGAAGAGCTTATTCCAAAATTAGAAGGAACAGCTCAAGGTTTTGCTCAAGGCCGTACCGGAAGGGCTGCTCGTGGAGCAGCAGCTGGTTTAGGGGGAGCCCTAGGCGACGTTGCTTCAAGTAGGGCCGGGATAGCTGGTGTGGCAATTGGCGCTGGCGCAATCGGCTTTGGTTCTTCTGTCGGTCCAGCTGTAAAGGACGCTGCGTTTGAAGCAGCTTTTAATGATACTGAAGCAGATAGATATTTTACTGGAAGAGACCTAGATGCTAGATTTTTAGCTGGAACATTAATGGGTGGAGTTGGTGGAGGCATGTTACAGGCGACTGCCCCAGGGGATTATTTTGCTGCAAATCCACCAATAAATTCAGATACGTTTACTGCCTCTATAGTTGCAGCAAGAACTGCAGCCGGTCCAGTTACTGGCACTATGGGTGCGGCAGCAGGAGCATTTTTGGGTTCTGGATTTGGTAAAACTGGATCTAAAATAGGAAAAATTGGTGGCGGATTAGTTGGTGGTGTTGTTGGGGCAAACGTGGGAATACTTTTGCCAGCACTTGGCATCGGAGCTTATATGAATAATAACAGAGAGTTCTTTCAAAATTCGCCATACTCCACAACAAGAAATACTCAGAGCACATTGAACGCCAGTGGAGATATTGTTCTCGGGATGCATAACTCCAGAAGAGGCTATTAATTATGTCGATGATGTATAATGGAGATTACGAACAAATTGGTCCATTAAATGAGTCTACATTCTTAGACACTCCAGATACCCCGTTGGGCTTTAGGATGATGGAGCATCTGCCTGGCATTAGTACATCTATTGCATTTGGTTCCATGAGAGGCTCAAATACAATGATGTATGGCGGATTCATGGATGATCTTGGTGATCCTCAAAAAGTTTTAAGTGCAAGACGTCAAAAAAGATTAGCTAAAAGAGCTTCTAAGCACAGGATTATGGTTGGCGGGCATATGTCTGACGCCATGGATTCTCATTTTTTGGGTTCTTCATCAAGACGAGCTAGCGCTAGAGCTGCAGGAAAAACTCCATTTTTAAGATCTTCAAGAGTTAATAATATAACAGCAAATCCTAGAGCTTTCTTTAGAGCTCATTCTCAAACTATTTTTGCTGGAGAAGGAGCTGGAGCATATTCAATGTTTGGTGGATATAAGCTCTTGAACAGTAAACATGGACAAAGGCTAGCTGGCAAAATTTTAGGTAACAATCCTCTAGTTGAAGGAGAAAAGGCTTTTGGTCCAGGACTGCTTTCCGGCATATCCGCAGGAGTTAAAACAGACGCTTTAGAAAGAAGAGCACTTAAAGGATCTTCTCGGGCCGCAGCAAAACTTGGAAAAATAGATACTGCCACTTCCTCGCTTTTAAGAATGAATTCACCAGCAGGCTTAACTGTTTCTGGTGGACAGTTTGGGCGGGTTATACCTAAAAGTATGGGTATGGGAATTGTCGCTCCGGCTGGACAAACAGTAGCTCAAACAGCAGTTGGCTTAGGAGGATATAATACAGCTACAGGAGCCGGCGCTCTTGGTGTTCGCGGTAACCTTCAAGCTTCTGCTCTAACGGGTGCAGCAACGGGATATTTAGCCGGATATTCTCGTGGTGCACTAGGTTTTGGTGGTCAACCTGGATTAGTTGGCAGAGCAGCACAAGGTGCAAAGGCAGCAGAAGATGCATTTGCTAAAGCTGTTAAATCTTTTGGTGACGATGGAATAAAGTTAGCAAGTGGTCAAGTTTTAAAGGGGGCAGATGAAGCGGTATCTTTCCTCAGGTCGACTGGAGGAGGAAAATTCTTTTCTCAGGTTGGAGCAAGGACAGCATTAAAGCTTGGCGGCAAAGGTGCAGCTGGAATGTTGGCAATGAGAGGTGCAGCTTTGGCAATACCAGGTCTTCAGGTGGTTGCTGCAGCATCTTTGGCATACGACCTTGCTAAGATGGGTGGAGAATTAGTTAAGAGTGGAATAAACTTTACAAGAGATGCAAATAAATCTTTACAAGGTTCTATAGCTAAACCAACATTTGGAATGGGATATAGGGACACTGAAGCTGCAGCCACATCTAGAGCTAGAGGAGTCCAAGCAATACAAAATTCTAGACTAAATGCAAGAAGCATGTTAGGTACAGAGGGCGCAATGATGGCTGCGCATTACGGATAATTATGAGTATATTTACAAAAACACAAGAATTTAGAAACGCTCTAGAAAAATTATCTAGAGAAGATTTACTCGAAATAATTCGTATCCAAGATCCTGAACTTATTAAGCAGGTTAATAGAATTGAATGGGTATTTAAAAATAAATTATCTCATTTAGCTTGGAACGATGGAACGCCTGTCACAGAAAGGGAAATGACTAATAGGGAATTAGCTCTTTTAATTGATGAACCATTTGAAGTTGATTTAAATTTATTAGCAGATGGAATTAGCGCAGATCATCAACGGCAGTTACATGTTTCTAAGGATCCTGTAGTTTGGGCAAAACAATTTTTGGAAGCCAATCTTCGTGTGTACCAAATATTAATATTAAGAGATCCTTCTTTAAGAAAAGTTTTAAGAGCTGGTCGTCGTTTAGGTAAAACTTTTAGCTTAGCAGTACAGCTACTGCATTATAGTTATACTCATAAAGATGGTAGATCTTTAGTTATTGCACCAATGAAAACTCAGGTAGAACTTATTTATCAAGAAATATTAAGAATAGCTTCTAAGAATGAAGTAGTTATGAATTCCATAACAAGAAAAGTAACTAGTCCTCAATTCATGATTCAATTCTCCAATGGTTCTACAGTTAGATTCTTCACTTCAGGAATGAAGAGCGGCGGGAAGAGCGATGTTGCCCGTGGTCAGGAAGCACATTTAATTATCCTTGACGAAATGGACTATATGCATGCAGATGACCTTGATGCTCTGTACGCCATGCTTCAGAAAACCGCAGAGGATCAACCAGATAAAGTTATGATCGGTGCATCTACTCCAACTGGTCGCAGAGAAAGGTTTTGGGAATGGTGCAGATCACCAAGGTTTACCGAGTTTTGGTTTCCTAGCTATTGCTTTGATCCCAAAACTTTAATAACAATGGCCGATGGCTCATTTAAATATATTAATGAAATAAATATTGGCGACAGAGTTTTAACAGAAAAAGGCCCCAAAAAAGTAACTAGAACCTTTGAAAGACAGTTTGATGGAGACATTTTTAATGTAAAAACATATGGAAGTAATTGTGATCTTCTAGTAACCGGAGAGCATCCCTTCCTTGCAGCAAAAAGAATCAGAAGACAGTCTAAATATAATTGGGATTGGACAGATGTAAATCAATTACAAATTCCATCCAGAAGAAACACAAGTTCTGGACACGTCATAAAGTCAATAGTAGATATAGAAGAGATAGGTAAAAAAATTGATCTATTGAAATACTTCAATGAAGAACTAATTGAGATAGATGACCACAGGGTGCAATTAAAGAAAATTCATAAAGGTGGAAGAAAATTTACAAATAGTCTTCCAAGGTATATCAATTTAGATGAGAACCTCGCCACCCTTCTAGGGTGGTACACTGCGGAAGGGCACCTAGAATCTAAGGATGAAGTCAATGGATATAAAACTATAGGCTGGACCCTAAGTAAGAAAGAGAATATAGAGATAGAAACAATACAAAAAGCTTTAGATTATTTATCAGCTGGAAAATTAAATTTAACATACAGAAAAGATAATCACTCAGTATGTTTAAGATTAAATAATGGACCGCTTGCATTGTTATTCAATTTATTAGTCGGTCGCGGTTCTACTATAAAAGAATTGCACCCAATAATAATGAAATCTCCAAAAGAATTTCAAAATGCGTTTCTTCAGTCGTACGGTCAGGGTGACGGATATTTTTCTAAGTCAAATTCAATAGTTTTTAGAACTTCATCAAAGTTATTAGCTAAACAAATACAGATAATGTGTACGCGTGTCAATAACAATTATCCAAGCATATCGAGATCAAAACAGCCCATAAGGGCAATCAATAAAAAGTATAGAGAATATGTAGCATCAGACACCTATGCCATTGAATGGCAGCTGGATCAAGATAAAATAAATATTGGAAAAAAATATTTAGACAATGGAGAATACGCACTATTACTAAAGTCAAAAGATCTTGTACAATATTCTGGTCTTGTTTATAATTTTGAAGTAGAAGATACAAATTCGTATATAGCAAATGGCCTTTTGGTTCATAACTGTAACCCATATTTCTCTAAAGAGCAAGAAGAAGAATTTAGAGAGCAATATTCACCAAGTGGATATAGGCACGAAATAGAGGCAGACTGGGGCGAAGATTCTGAAGGCGTTTATCCTCGAAAGTTTGTTGATAGGGCCTTTATTTCTCCTTCTTGGAATTATATTCCAGAAATAACATCTGCCAGATCCTTCCATACAATCGGCGTCGACTGGGATAAATACGGTGCCGGAACAAATATTGTTGTTGTTGAAGTATGCTCTGAAAATTATGAAGATTCTAGATTTAGAGGCAAAACAAAAATTTGTTATCGAGAAGAAATTGCTAGATCAGAATATACTTTAACTAAAGCGGTAGACAGAATTATTGAACTTAATCAAATATTTAATCCAAAACATATTTATGTAGACCGTGGATATGGAGAGGTGCAAGTAGAGCTTTTGAAGAAACATGGCGTTGAGAATCCTAGATCTGGGTTGAAAGAAAAAATAAAAGGTGTTGCATTTGGTGAAAGCATTGACGTAAGAGATCCATATACTAAGTTAATGGTTAAAAAGGAAATGAAACCATTTATGGTCGATAATCTTAGACAGTTTTTGGAAAAAGAAAAATTAATGATTCCAGACTCTGATGAAGAGCTATACATGCAGCTAATATCTTATGTTGTTGTTCGCACGACTCAAACTGGTCGACCAGTTTTTGAGGCTGCAGGATCTGCGATGGATCACGCACACGATGCTTTAATGTTAGCCTTGTTGGCTATCACACAAAATTATGGAGAGTTTTCTCAGGGGCAATATGCAACAAATACTGAAACTTTCTCTAATCATTTTTTTGTTCCAGACAATAAAAAAGTAGATAAAGAAGATGATGAAAAAAATAAAGTTATAATTAGTGGTCGAGTCGATGCGCTAAATCCTTCAACAGGTTTTCGTAGATCTACTTCTTCCAAAAGAGTAAGAAGGATGTTTTAATGAGTGACATTGGTGTAAATTATCAGGAGTCTTATTCGCAAGTTCCAAATAATATTTATGGGGATTATAAATTCCAAGATGCTCCATTTACAAATCCCACAGGAGCAGAAGCCTATAAAGCTGTAGGAGAAAAAGCCTATAATAGAACAGCAGAATCTGGAATTAAACAGGCATATTCTACACCTATAGATTTTGTTAGAAAAGAATCAGAATCAGCTCAGATGCTGATAACTGACACAATTAATGATATTGAAAACTTGATGAAAAAAGTTTATATTAATCCTAATATCAATAATGATCTTTTGGTAGCACATCAAAATCTTTGGAATGAACTGCACAGAAACCTTTATACAACACAGCCTCAAGCTGTAGCAGTTTATAATCAGCGTGTAGCAGATTCTTTAAAGATAAATTCATCGCAAAATTTACCACAATCAAATGAAATAGATGTGTCAGAAAAAGATCTAGAAGAATCTGATGGCATTGTTACAATACTTCCTTACCCACCTCCAAACAGTGATGCGTATAAAGATCGTAAAGACGAAATGGTAAAGTTGAGAATACCAATTCCTGGTCATATCAATTTTCAGCAAATAATGTTTGCAGAAAAGTTAAACTCTACCTCTTCAAGAAAATTTTTAGAAGAGTTTTATTATTCTATAGCTCATTCTACCTTCTCATATTTTCTACAATTTAGAAAATTATTAAAGTCTCTTCAGAGAGAAGTATATGCAATACAATTATCTTTAAACCAAGATTTTAGGGAGGTTTATGAAAACGAACTGCAGCAAAAAGTCGCAGCGCACTATGACTCATGGTGTAAAACGGCCAAACATTATTCGAGCAGGATTGCAAAAACAATCGTATCCAAACCAGGAGCGATTCCCTCAACCGAATTGGATAAAATCTCAAAAGAACATGCCGCAAAATTTCAAGCTTTTTTTGCGATTAAATTAAATGCTGTAGATTCAGAAATAGAAGACATATTACAATCATTAAAGAGGGATTTAGAAGAAAACTCTGTAATTTTTTATACAAGATATTTAGCTCCTGGATTAAAATTCTCTTCTGAAATAGGAAGTCCTTTTGATTTAGATTATGAAACAACTTCTTTTAAGAAAAGATTTCCATTTTTAACTGAAGAAATGTTGTTGGCTTCAATTCTTTTAAAGGGTAATTTTACTTCAATCATGGCTGATGTTGTAGATAGGCATCATATAGTTATGGGAAAAACAGATTCCCTTATGCAGCTAATTCATGAAAAAAGAAAATACGCCAACTATATATCTCAGTTGTCTGTCAAGGGATTGCCAAAACCAAATGTTCTTCTAAATGTTGCCAATGACGTATATGCTCAGATATTTGATGGAGCAATTATTTCTTTAACAAGAAAAGATGTAGTGCAATCAGATCACCAGCTTTTATCTGGGCTAGACGAAAATGATCATCCTCAATATTTATTAAGAGATGGTGGAAAAATTATTGGTGATATAGAAGTTGCAGAAGGTATTACTATAGATGGAGTAGACCTAAGTGATCATGCGCATACTGGCGCAGATGGTTCTAAAAAGATATCTTCTTTGGATATCGATTATAGTTTGGCTAGAAGTGCAGATTACAGCCTAGATGCTGCAAAGAAGCCAGTATCAATAAGTGTCAGCCAATTTAATGTAGATATTGTTAATGGTTTACCTAGGTGTGATGCAGTTCTCAATATAGAAGTAGTTGATGATATAATAGATAATTATGAATATGAAATTATTTATACGGAAGTAACTTAATATGGCATGGTTTAAATATTTTAAGTCAGATCAAAGCATTAGTTCTGCAACTCCTAATTATAGCTATTCATATCCCTACTGTAAAAGGGCTATTTCTAAATTTACACCCAGGGATACGTTGTCTGCTGGTTTTTGGCTTTTTGCAAATATAAAAGATCTAAATATAAATACATACAAAAGTTCAACGTTGGAAACTTTGGAAGACGCCAATTCTTATGTTGTTGTATATGAAAAGGATATAACTTTTATTCCTGTTAAAACAGTTATTAATGGAGACTATATATATTTTGAAACAGCAGAAGAACATACAGCCGGAAATGAAATTCAAGGTAGCTACTTTGTCTATTATGCAACGCCAAATCTTAGAAAGCTTAATGAAGTTGATAATGCTGGAACTGATGATTATCAAGTTAATTTAGCGCCAGTTTGGGAAGATATTGATCTAGAGCCGTTTATTTATGGTGACTCATATTCAGATGGTGCATCAGCTATTGGCACTGTTTACTCTATTCCAACGGGCGTTTTGCCAACAGGTCTTAGCATTAGTTCTTTAACAGGACAAATAACTGGAACAGTTAATTCTACAGGCTCTTATTCTTTTACTGTTAGAGCAACTACTGATGATGGTAAATATTACAATGAAGCCAGTTTCTCTGGAACCGTTTATGAATATGTAGAATGGGTTGATTCTACTTTAGCTAATATTGATTATAACACAGCCTACTCAGACTCAGTCTGGGCTGATGGTTATCCAGCTGCAACGTATTCTATTTCGTCTGGCACATTACCATCAGGTATTACACTTAATTCAACAACCGGTTTAGTAAGTGGATTAACTACTTCAAGTGGCGCTTATTCGTTCACAATTAAAGCTGAGAATGCAATTGGATCTGTAACGCAATCTTTTTCTGGTACAGTTCAAACTCCTCCATCTTGGTCTGATGAAACACTTGGCATTATTACTCAAGGTGTTTCATATAGCGATGGTGTTTCAGCTACTGGTACAGCAACAATAACTTATTCTGTTTACTCTGGATCACTTCCCACTGGTTTATCTTTAAATAGTTCTACTGGTGCGATAACTGGGACCACTGGAGCAACTGGATCATATAGCTTCACAATTCGCGCAACAAACACCTGGGGATATGCAGAAAAAGCATTTAGTGGAACCATCTACCAGATTCCAGCATGGACAGATTCAACTATAGCTAATATGATTTATGGACAAGCTTACGGTGATGCTGTCGCAGCATCAGGATATCCAACAGTAACTTACTCTGTTTCTTCTGGAGCTCTTCCATCTGGCATAACATTAAATAGTTCTACTGGTGCAATTTCTGGAACATCAACAGCAGCAGGATCATATTCATTTACGATTAAAGCCGAAAACGCAGCTGGTAATGTAACTCAATTATTTACTGATGATCTTTATGTGACACCAGCTTGGACTGATAATACACTGGCTGCATTTACCTACAATACAGCATATTCAGATCAAGTAGTTGCAACAGGAAGTCCAACTTATAGTATAAGTTCTGGGTCATTACCAACAGGTTTATCACTTAGTTCTTCCACCGGTGCAGTAACTGGAACCCCAACTTATTATGGAGCCTATTCATTTACTATTCAAGCTGCTAATGAAACTGGATCTGTAACACAGTCATTTTCTGGAGCAATTAATAAAGTTCTAGAATGGACCGATAATACACTGGCAACTCCAGTTTACAATATAGCCTATTTAGATTCTGTAGCAGCCTTAGGGTATCCGAATCCTACATATTCAGTAACTGTTGGCGCACTACCAACAGGTCTATCACTTAATTCTTCTAGTGGGCTGGTAAGTGGCACGACAACCGCAACTGGTTCTCATTCATTTACTATCACTGCATCAAACACAGAAGGAAATATAACTCAATCGTTTAGTTTTACAATAGCTCCTCCATTTTCTGCCACTGGTGGTACTACTACAGATAGCGGTGGTTATCGTTACCATACCTTTAATGCTTCGGGTAACTTTGTTGTTACTGGTAGTAAGAGTATGGACATTCTTATTGTGGGCGGAGGTGGCTCAGGCGCAGGAGGCTCTAGTGACCCGTGGGATGGATATAGTCTTTACGGTGGCGGTGGTGGTGGTGCAGGTAGATTCACGACTTCCACCACAACAGTTACTGGAGGAACTTATGTTGTAACTGTCGGTGCTGGTGCTACCGCTGTTGGCATGGGTGAAGGTGTCTCAGGCTTGAACGGCAATACTTCTTCTTTTGGTGCGACAACAGCAATCGGTGGAAACGGTGGCGAAGCACCTAGTTACCCAAATAGTGGCACTGGTGGTTCAAGCACATTTAGCGGAGGCACAAGAACCGCAGATGGTGGTTCAGGCGGTGGCGGCACTTCTGCTGTTGGCGCAAATACAACTAATCAAAATGGGTCTAATGGTGGTGCTGGTTCTACTTGGAACTCGTTTAAGTCTTTTGGTGGTGGAGGCGGGGGCGGCGGAGGCGGATATAATAACGGTGGCGGCTACCTTCCTAGTCCTACTTTTAGTACTGGTGGTACTGGTGGTACTACTGGTGGAGGAAATGGTGGATACTATAATGGTTCCACTAACCCTAATGCTACCGCAGGAACAGTAAACACTGGTGGTGGCGGTGGTGGTCAAAATGCTGAGGGTTATAGCGATGGGTCTACTACTGGCGCAGGCGGTTCAGGTGTAGTTATTGTGAGGTACCTATTATGAGTCACTTTGCTGAACTAGATGAAAACAATATAGTTATCCGTGTACTTGTCGGAGACAACGATATGCCCAATGAGGGCTACGACTGGTTTGTAGAAAACCTAGGTGGTCGTTGGGTGCAGACAAGTTACAACGGTAACTTTAGAGGTCGCTTTGCTGGCATTGGTTTTATCTATGATGAAACAAACGATGTATTTATTAGGCCTCAAAAATACGCCTCATGGATTCTTGATGAAAATTTTGATTGGCAACCACCAATTCAAAGGCCTAATGATGGAAAGCCTTACGAATGGGATGAGGAAACAATTTCATGGAAAGAAATAGAAATGGCAACACCATTTCAATTAGGCGGTGAACCAGAATGACAGTAACATATTCTAATCCATATTACGGATTTTACTCTGAAGTTTCAACAGATCAATATGAAGTTAATCTAAATTCAGATTCAAGTTATAATTTTTCTTTCATTAATTCAATGACAGATTGGGAGAATGGCTTGTCAAATAGGCCCGGATCTAAACTATATATTAATTTTTCTGGGCCAAAGTTTACATTGTATGGTTCAAGGGGAATTAACTATGGAAAATTTAGAATTAAATTTACAGCACTACAAAACGCAGAAACGCCAGCAGTGCTTGCATTAGATTGGCAAACAATAGATTGTTTTTCTTCAAGTTTTTCAGATAATGTAGAATTATTTTCAAAATTAGATTTTGAAGAAAAAGATCACGTCGCTGAACTAGAAGTATTATATGAAAAAAATATTGGTTCTAGAGGAAATAATATTAAAATATCTAAATATTCTTTTAGCTATAATCTTTATCTTAAAGTCGGAACCGAATTAATAAATCAAACAGATAATAGTTTTGCAAAGATAGGTGGGCTTAGATAATGGCTATCATACCTGTAAATATAGAAAATCTAAAACCAAATAAAGAATATATTGTTACAGTTAGAAGCAAGAACAATGATGTCAATGTTGTTTCGGCATATACTGATTCTGTAAGATTTTCTACACCAACAGATTCTACTATTCCAAATGCTCCAACCAACCTAGTTTTAGCGGCGTCATTCTTAAATGTGCTATTTAGTTATACAGATAGCGTTGACGAAGATGCAGCTAAATACGAATACGAACTTTATAAGCAGGAGCAAATAGAAAGTGTTGGAGGCGGGTATCAAGTTATTTCTGCTGCAACTCCGCTAACTCCCCATAGAACTGGTTTTGTGCAAACAAATGTTTTTCTAGTATCAGTCGATGACAACAGCGCAACTACCAGCACTTCTTCTGTAACCAATCCAGTTAAATACTACGGAAGGGTTCGCACAATAGACAGCGCAGGAAATATTAGCGATTGGACTTCTATTGTAGCTTCTGGTGATACTCCTCTTATTGATGAGGAATTCATTGGCTCACTCACTGCAGCAAAAATAACTGCAGGAACAATCGGTGCACATGAAATCATTTTAACTCAACCAGGGACTACATATTCTTATACTCCCCCAGCAAATATGGCTGTATTAAGAACATCTAATTATCAGTCTGGTTCAACTGGTTGGTTGATTAGAGGTGATGGTTTAGCTGAATTTAATAATATTACAGTTAGGGGAACTGTAGAGGCGACAGCAGGCACTTTCAAGGGCGCCATAGATATTGGTGGACCAGACGATGCTTCTCTTCAAGTGGATACAGATGGAAATTTATGGATTGGAGATAGAGATTTTAATGATGCAAAGTTTAGGGTAACTAATACTGGCAATTTTACAACTACAGGAACAGGTAATATTTCTGGTACGTTAACAGTCACTAGTAACACTACTATTGGCTCCGGAACTGCAGCTGGAGGTTCTCCATATAGTGAATTGCTTAGGGTAAATGGTACAACTGTGTTAGCTGGTACAACTTATGTAATTGGATCCACCAATATATCAAGCACACTAAGTGTTACTGGAAATACTACTGTTGGTTCTGGCACCGCAGCTGGTGGCGCTCCATATAATGAACTTCTTAGAGTTAATGGTACGACAGTTTTGGCTGGCACAACCTATGTAACTGGTGGAACAACTGTTTCAGGAAATTTATCAGTTTCAGGAACAACAACTCTTACTGGCACAACAACGTTAAATGGAAATCTAACATTTGGTAATAATGCGCCAATTGTGCAAGTTAACAATGGAAAGATTAGAGGAAATAATGGGACCGTTTATTGGGAGGTTGATTCCTCTGGATTTAGAGCTGGCTTTTCTGAGGGTGCTAGCAATATAGTTTCTGTTGGACAAACCTTAAGAGTGCTAGGCGGAAGTGCCGCTTCACCAGCTATAGGATTTTCTGGTGACGATGATACTGGATTTTATCAAGTTACCGCAAATCAATTTGGCGTTTCTGCTGGAGGTAGTTTGGCAGCCTATTTCACGTCTGATCCTTATGTCATTGCCTATACACCTAACACTACAAACTCAACTACTGTCAGAGTGCACACCTATGGTTTTGGATATACAACTTTAGGGTATCCATCTTCAAAAAGAGAATTTAAAAATAATATTAATGAGATATCTAATTCATTAGCAATTATTGAACAATTAAAGCCATCAACTTTTAAATGGAACAGGATGCCGGACGACGATGACTTTAAGGCTGAATTGCGCTCATTTGTTACAAACTATGGATTTATAGCCGAAGAGGTTGCTGAAGTAGATAGTCAATTGGCGACATGGGAACCGTATTCATGGGATGGCATGACTGAAGAAGATAAGAAAAATCAGATGTTAGATTTAGATTCATGGATTCCAAGCTATTGGTCAGAGTCAGCAATGATAGCAGTATGCGTAGCTGCTATAAAAGATATAGCAAAAAAACTGAAAGATAACAATATATTATGATATAATATACTCCTATTTAAGGAGTAATCATGAATAATGATCTTGATATTAATATATTGATTCAAACTTTCAATGAGCGCATGTCTCAAATGATGACTGAAATAGTTATTAAAGAGGCTACAATTAAACAGTTGACTGCGCAAATTGAACAGTTGAATAGTCAGCAAAAAACAATTAAATCAACAAAAACAAAAACAAATGACTTTGAGTGAGGTAAATAAAATGTCAGAGATAATTGAAGCAACTGAAGCAACTGAAGCTAAAAAAGAGTTTACAATTGAAATCAAAATTTCAGATGCAAACCTACAATATAAGAGCGATTTTAATGAAGCAGAAACTATTTTCTGGATGGAATCTGTCAAAGCCCTTATTTTAAATAACGCATTTGCTAGATCACAGCAATCTGGTCAGTAACTTATAAAAAAAAATCCAGAGAGCTACTATTACAGTAGCTTTTATATTGGAGAAGACACATGGCAGTTGTTGATTTCTTGCCCTTTAGGCAAGTCGATAAAAAAAATAACTTTGTAGCAAAAGCCCTAAAGCCAGAAGAGATAAGTTCTATTAATAAAGCCATGAAAGTGGCTGCTCTTGCACTTGGCTTTCAGGGTAATACATATTATTATAATAATAGAGCCACCTTTGAGCCTTCTCCATATGACTTCGATAGGATTATGCAGGCAGCTGATACAGATTCTTATGTCAAGCAGGCAATAAATAAATATAAAGAATTGTTCTGGAAGGAAAGCTGGTCAATAGTAGGCGAAAATCCAGAGGCTGTATCATACTTATATCAAAGAATAGATTATATGGAAATGGCCATGAAAAGACCATTTCTGGATTTTCTTATTGAGATTACAGAACATATTGTCAAGTATGCGAATGTATTCATTGTTAAAGCCAGAGGCGATATATCCGAATATTTCCCAACACCAATATCAGGTGTAAACGCAGCTCAACCAGTAGTTGGCTATTACTTAATTCCAACAGAACAAGTAAGAATTTTAAGAGATAAGTTTAATAGACCAAGGTCATATCAGCAAGCTACAGATCCGTTAACCTATATGCCGTCAGAACGTGACCCTGTGTGGTCAGCTGATCGTGTCATACATATGTATTTAGACAAAAAGTCTGGAAGAGCTTTTGGTACGCCATTCCTAAGTTCAGTTTTAGATGATGTTGTAGCTTTGCGTCAAATAGAGGAGGATATCCAAAACTTAGTTCATAGAGAATTATTTCCGTTATATAAATACACTATAGGTACAGCAGATCAACCCGCAGAGCCACAAGAAATCTCTAACGCTGCTTCAGAAATAGAATCTCTAAGAGCAGAGGGGGGCCTAATACTTCCATATAGGCACAATATTGAAGTAATCGGAGCAAATAATACCGCACTTGATGCCGCAGGCTACTTAGAGCATTTCAAGGAAAGAGTCGCTGTTGGCCTGGGTGTTGCTCCTCATCACTTAGGCATGATGATGAATGGCGGAAATAGATCAGTGTCAGATCGTCTTGACACTGCTCTGTACGATAAGGTTAAGCAGTATCAAAAAATAGTTGCAGAGATGATTAGGGTACACATCTTTAACGAGCTGTTACTTGAAGGCGGATTTGATCCTGTCACTAATCCATTAGAGGAAGGTTCATCTGATAGATGCTACTTTAAGTTTAATGAGATTGATGTTGATACTCAGGTTAAAAAAGAAACGCATATTATACAAAAATATGTTAATAATATGATTTCTATAAAAGAAGCAAGATTAGAGCTAGGATTAAATCCTGACTACGAAGAAGAGGAAATGTTTGCTGCCATACAAGGCAAGGTGCAAATGGATTTAGCTAAAAATCAAGCTGAGTTAACAATGGCCAAGGCAGAACCAAAAGATGTCTTGAGAGATGGCGATAAGCAAGCTTCTGCACAAAAGGGTCAAAGAAATCTACCAAATAATAGAAGAGGAGTTGGTAATGCAACTCGTCCGGCAAATCAACAAGGTAGAAATACTTCCCCAAATATAAGAAGATCCGATAACGCATGGCTGACATTAGTTGAAAATGCCCTTGAATCAGAGTATACTATAGTTTATACAAAAGAGGAAAAGGAAGATAATAATGTCGATCAACCCAACGCTCAAGAATGAGCAGTTAGCAGCATATTTGGCAACAGATGATTCAGTGCGAGCCTTGGAAAAAGCCGTAGAAAACGGTCAGACTAGACTTGCTCTTCAAGTGGTTTTGGATCTTATTTCTGAATTAACAGAGAGAGTTATGGATTTGGAAGACACTATCCATCCAGCCGATGACACTATTTCCAGTGAAGATAATGCACTTGAAAATATAGAGGCTAAAGATCCTGTTCTAAAAGAAGAGTCTGTACAACCTTTTATCAAAGAAGAGACAAAAAAGGATGATACGCCTGCTACTGAAAAAGTAGAAAATAACAAGGCGAAGTCTGAGGAGATTAAAATTTCCAAATGAAGCTTTTAATAGGTTGTCCAATGTATAAGAGATCTTGGATATTGCCCCATTGGATCCGATGCATCATCAACCAGTCCGTCTCACTTAAGGATATTGGTTTTGTATTCGAAGTCTCACCGGATGATATTGAAACAATAAATTCTCTTGAAGCTTGGAAAAAATATGATAATAGAATACCTTATTTTAATATAAAGATAAGAAACGATATTCCTCATTTCCAGCATGAAAATAATGGAAGACAATGGACTATCTCTAAATATGAAAATATGGTTTCACTAAGAAATTCCTTGCTAAAAACAGTAAGAGATATTGGCCCTGATTATTATCTTAGTCTGGATTCGGACATATTGTTGACTGATCCAAATACAATAGAGCTATTGATGGCACACGTTAAGTCTGGCGCAGATGCTGTTAATCCATTGATGTTTATGACTCCGTTTGGAACAATGTATCCTAGTGTTATGACATGGAGATCAGATATCGCCAAAAAAGCTTTTAGACAAGAAAAGTATTCACTAGGAACTTACTTTAAATCTGATGTAATTATGGCAGCAAAAATGATGAATAAAAAAGTCTATTCTAATATAGACTATAACGTTCATGAGCAAGGTGAAGATGTTGGCTGGTCATGGTCTTGTAAAGAAGCGGGATACAATCTGTATTGCGCTTCCTATATATATGCTCCACATATAATGTCTGAGTTGATGTATAATCAGTATTTAAAGCATGGAGATGAAAGATCTCAGTTAATTTCTGAGAACTATGCTAAAGTGTGATATATTTGTATAAAATTGTTCAATGTTATAAAAATAAACTTACTATTAAAATAGATATTAATCAATAGGGGAATTCATGTCTTTTGATTTTGTAGAAAACTTTACATTACAGCTTCCTGATTTTTCAAAGTCAGATATAGATTTTTCAGAATCATTTAACTCCAGGCATGGTTTAATTATCGAAGTCGCCGCAATACATGAGGGCTTGACTGCTAATTATAACCACTACTCGGCTTTAGAGTTGGAAAAAGCTTTGCAGTCATGGGTTGAACCTTATCCAAAGCCCATCATTCTTAATCATGATTTAAATACAGAGCCAATTGGCAGGGTTATGGCAGCCAAGATGGACAAAGAGTCTGATGGAAGCGCATTTGTCAGATTGCAAATTGCAATCACTGATCCTGTGGCAGCTCAAAAAGTTATTGATAAAAGATATCTAACTGGTTCAGTTGGAGGAAGGGCTGCTAAGGCTGTTTGCAGTATATCTGGCGACGATCTGGCTACCGAAGATGATTCTGGTCGTCCCCGAATGCCAAAGTTTAAAAGGGGTAAGGTTTATAAAGGTAAGCTTGCGTACATTGATATGCAGGATATATCATTTAAAGAGTATTCATTTGTTAATCAGCCAGCTGACCAAAAGTCTGGAGTTAGATCTACAAAGGTTCAAGATGGTAAAGCAGAAATCTCAGACTCTGATGGCTGGATAGCAAAGAGTGCTGCTTTTATTCTCAGTATGGATAATGAAGACATTATCTCAATTGAGGAGAACAGATCAATTCTTTCAGACATGAAAAAGAAAGAATCGAAACCAATTTACTTACATTTAAAGGGCGCATTTTTAACTGCACTAGCCCTTCAGGAAAGTGAAAGTTATATAAGTAATGCTAATTCATTACTATCCAATGAAGATTCTGAAAAAAATAATTCTGAGGAGACTCATAGCATGAAAGATGTTAATAAAGAAGAGGATATCCTAGCTGTAGCTGAAGGCTTAAGCGAGGATCTTTCTAATATAGCAGCTTCTTCTTCCGAAGAGCCTTCAGACGTAACTGATGAAAAGGTTGCCGAAGAGGCTTCAGAAGAAAAAGCCGAAGAGGTTTCAGAAGAGTCTGCTTCAGCAGATTCAGAAGAAAAGAACTCAGCTGACGATTCAGAAGAGGCGGATGTACAAACTGTAGATTCCGAAAATGCTGAAAAGCCAGAAGAGTCATCAGTCGAAGTGACTGATGAGAATCAAGAAGAGGCCGAAGAGGTTGATCAGCTCAGCGATAATAAAGAGGGCGTTGAGCAAGACATCGATCCACTTAAGGCTAGAATTCAGCTTCTTGAAGAAGAAAATGCAAAGCTTAAGAGCGCTTTACATAGAACTTTGGTTGAAAGAGTTGTCGATACCAAGATTGGTCTAGGTTTTGAGTCTGTTGATGATCGCGAAAAGTTGATCGAAGAGCATGTTGCTCGTACAGCCTCATCGCTAGCTGATACTCTCAGAGATTTGGCTAAGACTCCCGCAAAAGTTAATAAAAGACTTTCTAATTTTGTCGGAATGCCAGAAGTTACTTCTGAGGCAGAGGTAAATGAGTCAGAGGGCAATGTTTTGACTGTCGACAAAGAAGAGGAAGTTAGCAAGCCTGCTTCTTCCGTGGATTCTTTCGAACAGGTTTTAGTAGACGCTCTAATGGGCAGACGTAAACTTTAATAATTAAGGAGATAGAAAATGAGTTTAGCAAAGTTCCGCAAGGTTCATAGCAAAACAGGCGCTGGCCGGTTTGTTGTTTCTGAGGGCGTAGCCCCCAGCGCATACTTGCTTCCCCACCCTGGTTTGCCAACATGGTATCTAGACAGTGAAGATGATCGTTTTGAGATCGTTATTCCTAAGGGTACTATTCTTTCAGTGGTAGCCGACAGCAATGGCGATGCTCGTGTTGTACCAGCTAATGGTACAAGCTCAAATAAGAGCTGGGGCGACGTAATGCCTGACTGGGACCCACAAGATGGCGCTACACCAACATCAACAAGTGGTTCAACCGATGCCGTAACAGTATCAGCTCGTTCCATTCCAGTTGGTTGCGCACAGTATGATCTCTACAGACCATTTGACAAGGGCACATCGCAGGGTGCTGGCTTTATCACTCATGGTTATGTAGAGTATCCAATGGTTGCTGGCATTAATGACGACGTAACAGTCGGTTCACTAATCCGTTCCGACTTCATGGGACGCCCAGTAGCAGCCGCAGCTGCTGATTTTTATAACAGCAGCGCTGTATATAGCTACTTGCAGGTTGGTAAGGTTGTTGAAGTCGAGAAGTTTGCTACAAACTTCGATGACGGCCTCCTTAGCTACATGCAGCTTCCATCAGATCCAGGTGCGCTAAAGACGGTATATGAACTTACTCGTAGCGGAAGCTACAACGGTAAGCTCGGTATCCGTGCTAACCTAGATGTATACAATGTCGTTGGTGCTTTCCGCGTCAATTTGACACTCTAATCAAAACAATAACACAGGAGGAATATTCCTAAGATGAGTAAGACAATCCAAGAGCTCCTCTCTGGTCTCCCAGCTTGGGAGACTGCACTGACTGAGGACGGGTATATCGATGCAGACAATAGAGTAACCATTAAGGAGGCTTTTGCTTCACCAGACGCAGCAGCTCTTTTCCCCAAGGTTCTCTCTCGTACGCTAAGAGAAGCAGCTGAGCCACAGCTTCTTGTGACCCCCCTGCTTTCCACTGTTCGTCTCGGTAAGGGGCGTTCTTTGGAGTTCCCAGCAGTCAATGCTATCCAAGCGGCTGAGATTCCAGAAGGCCAAGAATATCCAGAGCAAGCACTCGCCTTTGCAAAGCAGGTAGAGGGCAAAGTTTCAAAGAAGGGTGTAAAGCTAGCTTTCACTGAGGAAGTAATTGCTGACTCACTTTGGGACATTGTTGGTCTACACGTTCGTGCAGCTGGTCGTGCTATGGCTCGTCTAAAAGAGCAGATTGCTCTTAGCCGCTTCAAGGATGCAGCTACTATCGTTTTTGACAACGATAGCGGTTCATATGATGACACAACAGGTCTTGACATTAATGGCGTTGCCAATAAGACAGTTACCTGGGATGACATTGTAGACATGGCTGCTGTTCTCATGGCTGAAAATCATGTACCAACAGACTTTATCCTTCACCCCCTAATGTGGTCGGTATTCCTTAAGGATTCCATCTTCCACGCCGGTGGTGCAGCTTCTGGTGTTGGTACAAGCTGGGGCTATCGTCCTCAGTCAGCTGAGGGTGCCCTTAATGCAACAGCCCCCATGGGATTAAACGTCCTTGTTTCGCCATTCGTAAGCTTTACCGCTAAGAGTGGCGCAACTGCAGCTAAGTCAGACTTGTTCCTCATTGACCGTAACGAGGTAGGTACACTTCTCGTTAAGGACGACATGAGCACTGACCAGTTCGATGACCCAAGCCGTGATCTTCGTTCATTAAAGATGAAGGAGCGGTATGACATCGTAATGCTAGGTGACGGCGAAGGTATTACCGTAGCCAAGAATGTCAGACTAAGCCGTAACTACGAGATCATGGTTACCAACGAGGCAACCTGATAGACCTTAGGGTTGTTATAGTTACAATCTAACCCTAGAGCTAGGGGGTAGCGGAGAAATCTGCTACCCCCTATGCTTTTATTTGTTTTGGTTTGTTACTATTAAATTAGGTTTTATTGATGGAGTGTGTTGAGTGAGCTTGTATCTAATAGACAACGCTACCGTAACTGTTAATACAGTTAATATTAAATTTGGTAGAACAATAAAAATAGCTTCCCTAGTAAATGCTAACTTTACATTATTTACTGACGCTGCTACGCCAGTTCAAATTAGTTCTCCTTTTAGGACTATAAATACAATAACTGATTATAATCAGATTAGTAGAACTCTAACTCTTTATTGGAATGTCGTCCTATCTTCTGGTTCAGATTATATTATAAAAGTAGCTAATTTAGTAGACTCTTCTGGCTTAACTGTCCCGGAAGAACAAATTAGTTTCACTAGTCAAACCAACTCAGCTACTCCATCTATTCTTCAAGAAACTCAGGGAACTGTTCTTAATGAGATCCTAATTGAAGATAAGTCAGTTAGAGTAGATATAGAAACTGGCTATCAGATTTTAGCAAAGAATCCAGATTTTTATATAATTTCTACAGATCCTTCGACTGGTAGTTTTTATCTTAATAATGATGAGAATAACGGAAGAGTTACTATAAACTTTAGTTCTCGTCCAGCTTCAAACTTTTTGACTTCAAAATACTTTAAAGCTCAAAGAAAGAAAATACAAAAAACACCGTCTAGGTGGGAAGCTGTTGACGCAGAAGTATCAATGCATTCATGGAGATCTGATGTATATATAGATTTTCCATCTGATGATGCTACTCCAGTTTATAATACTGATAATAAAGAGTATTTTGAGTCAGGTTACAAATATAGGGTAATTGTTTCTTCAGAAGTTGGTCCGTGATGGCCAATGCACTTTATGCCAAGGCTAAAGAGGCTTTACTTGAGGGTTTATTGGATTTAACTGATAATAATATTAAGGTAGCTTTAGTGAAAAATAGTTATTCTGTTAATTTAAATACCCATGAATTTTTATCAGACATATCTGGTTCTGCCATTGCTTCAACTTCAAGCGTTTTAGTTAGCAAATCAACTTCTCTTGGTATTTTTGACGCAGAGAATGTAACGATAGAAGATTATGGTAATTCTGGTTTTGCGTATCTAGTAATTTATAGGGATACGGGCGTTTCTTCAACGTCTAGATTAATAGCTTATATAGATACGGCCACTGGCTTGCCCGTATCTTCTACAGCAGAAACTATTTCAATTACAATTAATTGGAGTAATGATACATATAAGATATTTGGACTATAAAGGATCTTTATGAGTACTTCTTACCCCGGCACGTTAGATAATTTTGTGAATCCAACTTCAACAGATAAATTAAACTCCGTTACAGTACCTCACCATCAGCAACATGCTGATCTAAATGACGCAGTGGAGGCAATAGAAACAGTGCTTGGGCTTAGTCCAGCAGGAAGTCATTTAACCGTCAAGGATAGAATAATTGCTGCAGAATCTTCAATAGCTACACAATCAGTTTTAAATGGTTTGACTGATGTTACTATATCAACAGCTAATCCTGGTGATGTATTACGATATAACGGCTCTATCTGGGTCAATTATAATGAAGAAAATCTTGTTGATGGAGGAAACTTTTAACAATGGCTAATACAATTAGAATTAAAAGAAGAGCGTCTGGAGCATCTGGTGCACCTGGTAGTCTAGAGAATGCCGAACTCGCATATAACGAGGTAGATGATACCCTTTATTATGGTAAGGGCACTGGTGGTGCAGGCGGAACAGCAACTACCGTTGAAGCAATCGGTGGTAAAGGAGCATATGTTGGATTAGTTGGGACTCAGACAATTACAGGAAATAAAACATTCTCTGGAACAGTAGCCTTAGGTTCTTCCGCTAGTGCAACAACGCAAAGTCCTGGAGATAATAGTACTAAAGTTGCAACAACAGGATACGTTGATGCAGCCATAACAGCTGCTACCTATACTTTTACTTTAGCTGGAGATTCTGGCACTTCACAAACAGTAGATGATAATGAAACAGTTACAATTTCTGGTGGAACTGGACTTTCTTCAGTAGCCTCAGCAATAAATACTGTAACAATCAATCTTGACAATACTGCTGTTACAGCAGGCTCGTATGGTTCAAGTACTCAAATTCCAACCTTTACAGTCGATGCCCAGGGTCGATTAACGGCAGCAAGCTACGCTTCGATATCCACAACATTAACAGTAGGTGCAGACTCAGGAACGGCTGATGGCGTTTCTCTAGCAACTGATACCCTTACATTTACTGGTGGTACAGGAATTGACACTGCCGTCACTAATAATACAATAACTATTAACATTGACAGTACAGTAGCGACTCTTACTGGGAGTGAAACCCTAACAAACAAAACAATTACTAGCCCAACAATCTCTGGTTTGTACCTTTCTGATAGCAGTATTGTTTTCGAGGGTGCAACAGCTGATGCGTATGAGACAACGTTAACCGTAACAGATCCAACTGCAGATAGAACTATTACTCTACCAAATGCTACCGATACATTGGTGGGCAGGGCCACTACAGATACTTTTACTAATAAAACATTTGATACAGCTGGTTCAGGTAATAGTTTTAGCGTTAATGGCAATCAAATAACTTCATATGTAGGTAGTGGCGGAAATGTTGTTTTGTCAACTAATCCTACTATTACTAATTTATATACACCTGGTACTGGAATGTATTTTGGTGGTTCAACTTCAGGAAATACAAATGTAGTTGCTACAGCAGCAGCTTCCGGAACTTTGACACTGCCTGCCGCTACGGATACCCTAGTTGGTAAAGCAACAACTGATACACTAACTAATAAAACTATCTCTGGTTCAAATAATACACTTTCCAATATTGGAAATTCATCTTTAACCAATTCTTCAATTACGATTGGAACTACATCAGTTTCTCTTGGAGCCACAAGTAATACACTTGCCGGTGTTCAGCAACTTGATGTTGATAATATTCGTATTGATGGAAATACAATCTCTACAACTGACTCTAACGGAGATCTTGCACTTAGCCCTAACGGCACTGGTAGAGTTGATGTATCTGGCTCAAGAATTATAGGCTTAGCAGAACCAGTTGATGACACTGATGCTGCAACAAAGGGATATGTAGATGCTGCTCGTTCTGGCCTTGATGTTAAACAATCTGTTCGTGCCGCAACAACTGAGGCAATCACCCTTGCTTCAGAACTTGAAAATGGCGATGTAATAGATGATGTAACCCTTGTTACTGGCGACCGCGTTCTTGTTAAGCACCAGTCAACTGCTTCTCAAAACGGCATATACGTTGTTCAAGCATCTGGAGCAGCAGTTCGCGCAACAGACTTTGATGGCGCAGGCGAAGTATCTGGTGGTGCATTCACATTCGTTGAAGAAGGTACCGTTAACGCAGATAGCGGATGGGTTGTAACCTCAAACGGTGCAATAATTGTTGGCACAGATGCAATTGACTGGGTCCAGTTCTCTGGCGCAGGACAGATCACCGCTGGTGCTGGTCTTACAAAGTCTGGCAACACAATTGATGTAGGTGGTACAGCTGACAGGATTACTGTAAATGCAGACTCAGTTGACATCGCATCTACGTATGTTGGTCAAGCAACAATAACCACTCTTGGTACAATTGGAACTGGAACCTGGCAGGGTACAATTGTTGGACCAACCTATGGTGGCACTGGTGTAAATAATGGTTCTAAGACAATTACTCTTGGTGGAAATCTTGAAACCTCAGGTGCTCATAATACCACCCTCACCACAACCGCAACAACATCGTTAACCCTTCCAACAACTGGAACTTTAGCCACTTTAGCTGGAGTAGAAAGTTTTACAAATAAAACCATAGATGCTTCCAATATTGGAGCAACTACTAGAGGAACAGGTGCTTTTACCTCATTAGCTGCAAACAGTGCTGTCACATTTACTGCTGCGACTGCATCCAGTTCGTATACCACTGGAACCCTAGTAGTTACAGGTGGTGTTGGAATTTCAGGGGCCCTGTATGGAAATAGCAGTGTTCTAAGTGGTTTTACAATTGATGGCGGAACCTTCTAATAAAGAGATTTAAATGAAATATGATGGAGATATAGCATATAATCAAGAGCATTTTCAATACAATGGCTTATATGTAGTATCTCCGCAGTCATTCGGTTTAACATCTAATTTTGGTAATCTAAATTTACTAAAGATCATTGTTTTAAGCCCACCTTCTATTACCAGTACATTAGTTTTTGTTTCTTCTCCATCTGTAATAATTTCTACAAATATTATAGAAAATTCTGAAACATTATCTTCCCTAGAATTTTCTGCATTTGATGGATATGGATCAATAGAATTTGATAAAATAAATGCAGAAGCATACGCCATAGCGGGCTCCCAGGGTATCAACGTTGGCAGTTCTGGTTATGTTGCTATATCCGTAGATAAAAATGAATCCTATGCATTCGCTACAGCAAATGCTATAGTTTTTGACAATAATTCTGCTGGAACAATAGATGTTACTATAATATCTAACGTATAAATATATAAGGGGTTTTATGTCTACGGATAAAATTGTCATAAATGATACAGTAAGAATAACTGTTAAATTTAAAGATATAGATAGCTCGGGGAACGAAGTTGATCTAGCGCCAGTACCACCTGTAACGGTTGTTATTAAAAATTCAGCAGGTAATACAGTTGAGTCAGGAAATGCCACTGCAAGTTCTTCTTCTGTATACATATATGATTTTACTGCAACTTCAGCAGATACATACTCTGTTAAATTTACTGGTCTTTTAAGTAGCGGAAACTCTGTTGTTGTTGAGCAAAAATTATATGTTAGCTCAACTGTTAAGGAATATCAGCCAACAATCACACTTAAGTCTGATGAAACAATTATTTTTGCTCCAGATGTTACTCCTCTATATCTTGATCCAGAAGAACTTTTGCCATACTTTCCCGATGCTTCTTTGTTGGAGATAGGCGAGATAGTTCATAATTATTCTAACGAAGTTAAAGCCCTGTACAATCTTTTGGATGATGAAGATGGATCCGGACTATCTTTTACTGTATTAGAGTATATTAAGGCATCAGCTGCATGTGAACTTAGTAGAACTTATGGTTTTGGTGGAGATGACGAAGTATCGGTTCGGTTAGGTGACTTCTCGTTAACAAATAGATCCGTACCAAGAGCTAAGGTAACTAGGGATAATGCAACCACATGGTGCCAAATAGCGGCATCTTTGCGGAAGGAAATATTAGCTGGAAAAGTTGGCCCTAAAGGATTCCAGATGAAGAATCTTCCTAGTGGCGGACTTCCAGTAACATCCGGAAAGATTCCAGAAGTAGAAACTGGAAAAATAGTTTATCTCTCAGATAGAGAACTTTATGGACCAGGAAGAAGTGTTCCACCTCAAGATGACCCTATGCCAAGAAGAGGCTTCAAGAAGTATGATTGATGTAAAAAGAAGTTTTAAAAAAGTTCTTCGAGAATGGGGTCATGATATCTATATTCAAAGAATATTATTAAATGGCAATCATTCTAATAAATTTGAAAGAGTTACAACTAGGCAAGTGGGTCAGTCTGGCATAACTAATTCTCTTTCAACTTCAGAAGCTCAAGATGGATTATTCACAAAATATGATGCCGTATACTATTTTGAGGATCACATTAATCCTAAAGAGGGTGACAGAATATACGAAAATTTTTCTTTAAAAGTAAGCAAAAATTACACCATGTTTACAATAGATGCCGTTACTGCAGTAAGGGGGCGCATGGGTAAGATAGACTATTGGATCGTAGGCGCCACAAGAGAGAAGTAAAATGATAGTTTTATCAAAGGGACAGACAGCAGAATTCAAATTTGTTTTCACTGATTACGATGGATCTATTTATGATCCTGGTAATTTGTCTACCCCAGTAGATGTTGTCGTTTATGTTCTCAGGGGAGATACTGGCTCCGGTCCAGTAATTGATGGACCCTTTTCGTTATTGCTAGACAACGCTAATGAAAATAATAATTCCATAGTTAGATCTGGAGTTGGCGAGTATACGTTTACTTATAAGGTTCCACAAAACCTATATGAATACGTTTATACTATTATAGCTAGAACAAGTAGCACTGTTCAAAATATAAATGCAACAGCAACTTTTCAAGTAAAAAATTCCACAAATGAAGTTTCATCAGTAACTATTGCCTCACCAAAATCTTCTGTCATAAACTACAAGCCAACTTATCAGCAATTAGACAGAAGAAATACAAGCACAATACTACTTCTCGGTCACGCTGATGGAATGCAATTAAACTACCCAATTAGAATTAACTCCATCCAACATGCAGTAGATTTAATGGGCGCAAATACTAATAGTCCTCTTTTGAGGGGAGTACTAGACGCCTATTCTTGTGGGGCTAGGGATATTATGATTTGCGCTGTTGCGCCAATGTCGGAATATGTAGAAGGTTACGCTCAGAGAAATTTATCAACCACAGTTTTTGCCATTAATGACGCTACACCAGGTACTCAGAGTACTTTTTATGATAGATACTATGATAGATTGGCTCAAACATATGAGGATATAATTGATTTAGATTTTGTTGATATAGTTGTGCCATTGGAGACTAGTATTATGAATACTGGTGGAGTTGATTTTGTTACTCAACTGGCAAACTATTGTTCGTCTTTTCATAATTCTACGGGATTTGTTCAGATGGGGATTATTGGCTCAAGATCAGATGGAATAAAGTCATCTGATATAGATATCTTAGAAGCTAATTCATTATTTACTAATAAATTTACCACCTATTTGGACGGACAAATAGCATCGGATAAAGGTAGGTATGTTATACCTGTTTATGGTGAATTAGTTTTTCAGCATCCACAACTTAAAATTAGCTACACGTCAGCTGCAGCTGCAGCTTACGCTGGGATGGTTGCGGCAAATCAACAAGCAAAAGCATTGATCAGAACTAGAATACCTGGCGCATTATCACTATTCGGTTCAGATCTAACTTATTCAGAATATGAAAGATTGGAAACTTTAGGGATAAATACAGTCTATAGGGGAAGAAAAACTAGAAGAGCTATTCCTTTTGAAACTTATGTAACTAATGAATATACTATGGCAAATCAAGATTCTGTTTTCAGTAAACTATTCCAAATGAGATTAGTTGCAGCAGTTGTTAGCGAAATAAAAGGTATTGCAGCAGCTGGTCATGATTTGTTGGGATTTGATAATATTATTGATGAGTCAAAGAAATATTTGCAATTTCTAAAGACTAATAAAGCTATTTTAGACTATTCTTTTAATGCAAAGTTCTCTGATTCAACAAAAGGTAAATTGATTTTTGATATAGAATTAATATCATATTTTGCTCTTAAGAAAATTAACTTTTCTTTAGCAGCTGGTCCAGGAGCTTAAAATGGCATATATTAATAGAGATTTTCCTAGTTTTTCTGAAAACCTTAGATACGCATACCCCCAATTGCAAGCGCCTGGGTATAGGAGACTAGATCAAGATGGTGTTGAAGAAGTTTATTCTGGTAATTTAAGTTATTTAGAATTTATTGGTTTAGTTAAGAAAATGTGGGAGGACAGCTATCCAGCAATACCGATACTTCCATTGAGTATAAATAGAGAAACTTCCGTGACCTATAAGGATAACGGTGGAACAGATGTTATTTCTGGAGACCTATCTTCTGCTCCATCTTCGACCTATGTTGGCCTTGATGAGTTTCCTGCAATTATAGGTTACCATTTAGAATTAAGAAAAGCGCATACGACTGAGCCAAAGCCAAGAATGAGGCAAAATGTATTGTCTAATACTGTGACTATATATGGCCAGCGTTTTCAGAATATTGTTGGCTTTACTATTATGTCTAAAGTTGGCACTTTTCAAGGGGCTAATGGTTCAACTACTAGAGATGACCTCGATGCAGCGGTTTTGTGCGACCAGGTAGTTGAAGCGTTTGAAGACTTTATGTTGGAATATACGTCTATTTTCAAAGCTGCAGGTGCTTCTGAATTAGTTTATTCTAGGCGTCTATCTGACTCTGAAATTAACAGAGACGGTAAAGATGTTCATAAAAGAACTGTAACCTATATGTTAACAACAGAAAAAACATTTGCGATGTCCAATAGAAGAATTGAAAAGATTGTTGTTGACGCAAGAACTTGGATGGCTTACGAAAAGCAGCTGCTAAGAGATCAGTTGGCAACGCCTAATTATGAAGGTACAACCGGTAATATTATAGATCTGTTCCAGACAGCAACTCCCAACACATGAAATGGTATATATAAAAATCGTCCCAGTTTAACTTTGTAGTTGTTTTTATAAGTTATCTGTTACTATAACTGAAGATTCAAAAAAGTTTATTATTTGGAGGATTGAAACCAATATGGCTATACCTGGAGTAAAAACATTAATTAGAGATCGCTTCTACAGTGTATCACGTCAGGATACACCTGTTGGTCCTAGAATAGTTGCAATAGCACGTCGTAGCACAGCAAATAACACTGGTTCAGTAGCAGATCTTGACGTCGTCAGAGTTACCAATGAGGCAGATGTTATCACCGCCTTTGGTGACGGCTCAGACGCTCACCGCGCTTATTTGGAGCTTGTTTTAGCTGGAGCTGGAAGAATTTATATTGTTCCACTTCCTTCTGATACGAAATGGGATACCGACCCTACAAGCCCCACAAGTACAGGAACTGTAACAAGTTCTTCTTATGGTGGATCAGTTTTTGATGCAGCATTTACTGCTGCCGAAGCTGCTATCCCAGACATGATTATTCCTTGGGGTAGAGGGGCTCATCCAAACGACTGGCAAGATCCAGCTACGCCCAGCGATGATGCATCATACGGCTTCGTTGCGGACAATACCTCAACAGTTGCAAGCAACTGGGCTTACCAGGTCGCCGCAAAGGTTAAGGATATCTCAGAAAATATTAACCCCTGCATCGCAATTATGGGTATCAAGCCATACTACAGTACGACAGAGGTTATGACACCCGGTCAGGTTTCTACGCACTTAGCTTTGACACAGCTACCTGACAGAAACGCTAGCTCGCTTTTCAAGGAAGTCGGACCATATGTTGTTGTAGTCGCTGCAGAGGTTAAGCCTGTAAATTACCAGTCTGGTACAACAGAGTTTGGTTACGCCAACGGTGCAGCCCACATAGCTGGCGCCCTAAGCTTACTTCCCTCATACAGTTCACTAGTAAACAAGGCCCTCTACAACGTAGAGGCTCTTCGCTATGCTCCCTCAAGAACTCAGCAGAGCACTCTTGGAGGCAAGGGCGTAAATACTGTTGTTGTAAACTTTAATAAGATTCCAGTATTTGGAGAAGGCTTAACATTTGGTTGGGCAACATCAGATTACACTCGTCTCTCAACAAAGAGAATTATAGACGACGCAACATCTGTTGTAAGACAAGCTTGCCAGAGATTTGTTGGCGAACCATCAAACATTCAAACAAGAAATGCGATGGAAACAGCTATCACTTCTGGCTTGAGAGGTATGCAAATCGTAGGAGCCTTGCTTGGTAGCGACTTTACAGTCTCATACATACCAAACGAAAACAAGGCGATTGTAGACCTCATTTTAACACCTGCCTTCGAGCTCAAGGAGATCGAAGTCAGAGTAGCCATTAATCTATAATAATTACCGATTAGGAGGGTAAAACAAAATGGCAGCAGAGGAATATACATCAGTTAATAAGTATCTCAATACTTATACCACATTCTCAGGTGCAGACATTGTAGCTACATTTGGTGGAGTAGAAATAGGTGCCCTTTCCGGTATCACTTTCTCAGTCACCAGAGAAAAGGCCCCAATCTACACTATGGGATCACCCAACCCACGCTCTTTCTCAAGAGGCAAGAGGGGTATTGCTGGTTCATTGATTTTCACAGTCTTTGATCGCCCCGCTCTATACAAGATGTTGGATCAGAACTACTCACAAAACAGACCTATGGATTTCTACACAAGAAGCCATAATACACTTCCTGGTGACAATGGCCACAGAAGAGGTATTGCCGATGTCAACGAGCAGAAGACTGGAGTAGTCAGAAAGGTTCCTTTCTACGCTGACCAAATTCCACCCTTTGACATTACTATAACATTTGCCAACGAGTATGGTCAGGCTGCTGTCAGATCAATATTCGGTGTAGAACTTCTCAATGAGGGTTCTGGCGCTTCAATGGATGACATTGTTATCGAAGAGACAATGACATATGTCGCCCGTGAACTTGGCCCCATGTACACAATTAGAAATGACACTCTTGTTGATCCAACTAACTTGGTAGGAATACCACCCGAGGGATTGAATACAACAATCATCAGACCCTGATAATTTTTAGTGTCGCCAGAATAAGTGCATGGGAGGTATCTTCCATGCACTTATTTATTTTTTGGAGATTTTAATGGCAGAAATCAAAACATTTACTTTTAGAAAAAGTAAACAAGAAGAACCAGTTCAGCAAAGTGGAAATGATCTTTATGACTGGGAAAAATATTTATCTACAATGTCATATTCTGGCGCAGATGCTGTTGCCACAATTGTTCTACCAGTAATAGGTCCAGATGGAAATGTCGAGTCTCAAGGAGATTCCATAAATCTGGGAGAGCTGCAAACAATTTCGTATTCTATACACAGAGAAAATTCTCCAGTAAGAACACTTGGCCATGTCAACGTTAGAGGTTTCATAAAAGGCGGTAGAACAATAGCTGGAAGCCTAATATTTACAGTTTTTAACGAGTACGCTTTTTATCGTATAAAAGAATTTAAACAATATTTAGCAAGAAAAACCGGATACTTTGCTCCATTGGCGGATATGTTGCCACCATTTGATATTGTTATAACATTCTTTAATGAATATGGTATTGGCTCAAAAATGAAAATATTTGGAGTAACCATAGTCGATGAAGGACAGACTTTATCTATAGACGACTTGATAACCGAGCAGACATATACCTATATGGCTAGAGGGATACAGCCTTTGGTGAGAATGCCTAACGACAGCACAGTTCCTAGGGACACATCTTACACCGATGAGATGAAAGCTAGAGATCAAATCAGCACAAATGTTTTTGGTGATTTAATTATTACTGATCTAGCTGCTCTGCAGGAGCAAGTTGATGAAACTGAATATTATAATACAAAATACAATAGGCCAACAGTTCCAGCTCAGGTTATGCCTCCTGGAAGATTGCATCTGTAGAAAGGTAATATTATGCCGGCACCAATTGCGCAGGTTTTCCCTGGAGTTTTTTCTAATAACGCTAGAAAAGAATTTAATCCAATAAATGAAAAGCTAGATTTAACTTGGAGTGGTGGTAGTTCTACAGATCGAAGATTTAGTAATTATTATGATTATTACTTCAGTGGCGAAGACATCAAAATTTTTATTGATGGACTATTTGATCCTAATGACGAATTAGATATAGCAACTTTTGCTTTCAATGTGCGTCAAGAAAAGCAACCACTGTACGGATTTTGGTCATATAATTACGATGCCATAATGTATGGAACCAGAATTATAACTGGAGAAATAGCTTTATATACTAGATATCCAAGAAGAATGACAGACTTGTTGGAAAAAGCAGCATCAACTAGATCTGCACTAGCAAATGATAAAAGCGCCCCAGGCAGAGTTTTGTCTAATTTAAGAAGCCAATTAGAAACAGAAGAAGATGAGGCTTTAATTAACAAATACTGGGAAAGAGGTCAGTTAGACAGAATTACAGATGATCCATTTGCTAAGAATGTCATAGACTCTGATAGAAATATATTTAGCGCACACCCTCCTTTTAACCTTATTATAGTTTACGGAATGGAAGAAGTCGCCTTGTCACCAAAAAACCTATTTCAGACAGATACAAATGATGTAGAGTTTAATGGTTCTTTAGATAATCTTTCTAGAACAATGCTTTCTGATGTTAATCAAAGAGTTGTTAAATCTACTTCTTTAAGTTCTCCAATGAAAATTGTGATACAGGAAGTAAACCTGATTAACATGTCAACAGTATATGCCCCAGGTGGGCAGCCAGTTGTGGAAACTTATCAATTTATGGCAAGAGACCATTATTTTACAGAGGTAGACACAACCTTCATAAAGAGAGCTTCGGCTGCAAACGTTTCTTCTGGTCCGTTGGCACCTTTGGCAATTGCGGAGAATTTAAATTATGTAACAAATTGGGGTCAAACATTAGGTGGTTTAGCCCCTATAATATGATTATGATATAATGTATAATGATTAGTTCAAGGAGATACGATGGAAAATAAAAGAAAAGTTGTTTTACAGAATCTAGAAATAGAAGATACAAATACTTCTCAGGAAATTAATTTTACCCTTTCAGGATCTGATGATATAAATTCTATGGATGTTGAATTGGAAGATGATGAGCAGTTTTTGGCAGATATCGCTGAAGAGGAACAAAAGCAGTATACCGATATAGAAGAGGTTCCGGACGAAGAAGAAATCTGGAAAGACGGTCCTAAAGCCGGTATTGTCAAAGAGTGGAAAAAGCAGTACGGCGACATTTATGTCACCTCAATCACATATGATAAGCATGTTGTGTGGCGTGTTCTTAATAGAGCTGAATACAAGCAAATTGTTAAGAAGATGGAGCAATTGGTTCAGTCTGGTCAGTTATCTACAGCTGAGGCTAATCTTTGGAACGAAGAAACTATAGCTGAACTGTGTATGCTCTACCCTAGATTTGACAAGACCAACGCAGCAGGGTTTATGGCTGGCTTGCCATCACTAATATCTCAGGAGGTATTAGAGGCTTCTGGATTCGTAGCGCTAGAGGTAAGACAGTTATAAAATGTTGACAGCTGATTTTATTTTTTCTTTGAAAAATAAATACGGCAACATTTATAGTGTTAATATAAAAAATGAAACTGTTGTTTTCAGAGAATTAACTTTCAAAGAATACGATAAAATTCTTTATCTAAAAACTCTAGAAGATGTTGACTCTTCTGATATCGAAGATATTATTCTTGAATTTGCCGTAATATACCCGGAGGGTTTCGATACGATGATGATACCCCCGGGTATTGTTGCCAACTTGTCTTCCGAAATATTAGATATATCTGGTTTCTTCAGTGCTTCAATTGCTAAGAGAATTCTTGATGAAAAAAGGTTTGAAGCAACTGAAGTTAAAAATTTAATGAAAGCATTTGTTTTAGCTACTATAACATCATATACTCCAGAAGATTTGGAGAATATGACTTTCTCTGAATTAGCAGAAAAAGTAGCTTTATCTGAAAAGATAATTGAAATAAAACAAAATGCTAATGGTATGGAATCTACTGACTTAAAGATTCAGTTGATAGATCCCGAAGAGGAAGAGCAAAAACAGAAGATTTCTGCAGCTAGACATAATCTTTCTAAGAAAGATGGCGAGGCTGTATACGAAGATCCTATTGCTCAAAAGCTGTGGGGCATGAAATAAGTAGGGAAACAAATTGGTTAGAGATCCAGGACCTATTCATAATCTAGGCTACAGCGTGACGTCTAGAGACGTTCCAACTATGGTTGACGAAGAAAAGGGAGATGCCCCTAACTCGTCTTTTATTTCAAAAGCTTTAAATAATCATCCTGTTCTCAGATTTGTATCTACTGCAGCAACAACAATGGCTTCGGCTTTTGTTTTGTCAAAGCTAACAAAACAGGGTGGACTAAGGCTGGCCAAGACTGTCCAAGATAAAGCTGATAGTGGCGCTAGCAGATTTGCTTCTAATATTGTTAATGTATTTCCTAAAATCAGAAAAGAGCTAGACGAGCTTTCTGGTGTTAGTCGAATGATTGATGGGAATACTCCCGATCAACTAGATCCGTATTCCCGGCTTGTCTTTGAGACAGCAGAAGGTAAGCTCACTACCGGCGTGATCAAGCACACGGACAGAGGTTATCACTGGACTGCTGGAGAAATTAGAAGAAGTGGAAAAGGAATAGAATATGAGACGGCTGGAGTATGGGGTTTCCGAGAGGAATCTCAGTCTCGCTTGGTCTCTATGGCCCGTAGAATGCCCTACGAACTGCCAGCGATGTATGTTGGTCAGAAAGCTATAGTTGATCCAATTTTTGGCGGTAGAGACGATTCTAAGGTTAAATGGTATAATCCTGTTGACGTAGTTACAGATTTTGTTAAAGATTCTACAATTAACCTAGTCTCAATGATGATTCCAATAGAAGTCGGTGGCGCTGCCATCGGGAATGCTAGAGCTTCACTGTCTAATTTTAGATATTCAATGTCAGACTTGGCAAGGTCGACTGGCACGACAGATCTGAAAACAACTTCTTCAAGAATGTTTGTTAATTTGGCAGATATTATGTCTGAAGTTGGTCATGATCTAGCAGACATAACTCAAAAAGGTATAAAAGTTTCTGCTCAAACCAGTGGAGCGATAAAAGCTGCTACTACAGAATATAATCAACAAAGAGTTGATATTAATGCGATTCTTTCAAGAACAAGAAATCTTAGAGCAAAGCAAATCTATGAAGATTCCAAGGGGTCTAAGCTTAAAAGGGCAAGAAATGTAGCGACCCAATACGCATTTGGTAATGACGCTAGTGGAAATTCTGGATATATAGATTTATTTCCTGGACTTAGAGGCGTTGGCAGCGCCGTTAGACAGGGCATAAATCAGTTTCGTAAAGTAGGTCAAGGTTACGATGTTGTAACTAGAGCCATTGACTTTGATGCTGCTGTTCAAAAATATGGCGCCGCAAATCCTGATGCCTACAGAAGGCAGCTAAAGGGAGTCATAGAAAATCTTCAAGCTAACTCTTCCAATAGAATGGCCACTATGGCTAGCAAAATGGCTAGAACATTTGGTGGACCAATGGGTTCTGAGAGTTTTTATTCATCAGAGTTCTATAAAGGAATAGAGCAAACCGAGTATAAGAAGGTCTTATATAGATCTTTAATGGAAAAAACTGCAACATCAGATAGGGATGATTTTGCAAAAACTATAGCAAAGTTTATTGACGATATAGATATCAATAAAACCGCTATGGAGCCATCAAGAAGAATAACTATAGGCGAAACTAAAATACTCCTTGATGGTGATGAGCCATTTGACGAAATAATAAATAGATTTAAAGGAACTTTATCTAAAAATAGAGCAGATGAATTTGTTCAAAAAGTTGGCAATTCTGATGTTTTGCAGCAATCAATTATTGATGCGAACAGACTCTTTACAGGAGCAGAGTTTCAGGCCGACATAAAAGCTAAAGCCACAAAGGGGTATAAGGCATTCCAGGAACAAGGAATGTTTAAGGTAGCTGGAAAAGTTTTAAAAACTAAGAAAGCAGATTTTGAAGATTTTCTTGATTTGGATAACTTATCTTACGCACAAAAAGATTTTCTAGTTAAAAGATCTGCTCAAAGATTAGGAATGAAACTAAAATCAGCTGATGGCACAGAATTAAGCAGGGGTGAGTTAGGGGAGTCTTTAGGTAAGGTTGGTCTTGATGTAAAAAACCTTGGTCAGCTAAGAAGTTTTCTTGTTAGAGAAAAGCAAATAAGCTCTGGTGTTTTTGCTAGCGGTTTTAATCTTTTAGGTTTAAGGCAAATAACTGTTGACGAGGCAACTCAACGTGGAGTATTCGCAAATCTAGATGAAGAAACTCAAAGTTTTATTAATCAATTATCATCCAGTATGGTTAGGGCTGATCCAACTAAAACAGCTTCGAGTGTTTCTGTTCTTCCTGATATCTTTATCACTAAAACAGGTAATATTTTAGACGTTTCTGGAATAAAACAGTCTGTAAGAAATGTTGGAAACTTTTTAGCTAATGATTTAAGAATACCAGTTCTTGGTTTTAATCCAGCAGATTTAGCCGCTAAGCAGTCATTTAATGAAATGTCTGGACGAACACCATTCCAATTTATCCAAGGTAAAGTTTCTCAGCCATTTTTGCAGGGAGCAGATAAATCTGCTGACTTCTATTTATTCTATAGCGGTGGAAAAACCAAAGGCAATGTTATGGCGTTTAATTACAACGTCATGGCTCAACAATACACTTCTAGAACATTAGATGGAACTTTTAGACCTTTAAAGAAAAACAGTTCGCAGCTTTTAACTCGTGCAGCCAGAAATGCTGCTGCCGAAAGAGATGCTGAGTCACTTAACTCTTTAAACTATCAGGAAAATACATTTAGAAGTAAATTCTTTTCTGGTCTATCTAGATTTGGTGTAACGCCAGAAAAAGAATTAAGATTTAGACAAGCTTTTGATATAAACTATGACCAGCCAAACTCAATATTTGGTTTCATGTCTAGATTTTCTAGAAGAAATATCGATCCAGAAAATCCTAGATTTTTTGCAGAAGTAATAGCCGGAAAAGATATCATCACAAAAGCCGGCACCTTAAGAAGGAACATCATTAAAGATGTAGATGGCAATGTTCAAAAGGTAAATGTAATCAATGCCGAAACCGGTCAAGAAATGGTTTCAGAAAAAGCTTTGCTAGAAGCTTTTGAAGGCTTTAGAAGAAGAACATTTAAAGCCGGTTTTTCTCGAAGTGCAATGCGAAGAATTGAAGAAGCAGATCCGGCCTTAGCTACATTTAAGGGCAAGAGAATAACTGATCTTCAGAATGTGCAAGACAAAATAGACTTCGCTAATGTCTTACTTAGAAATATCGACAGAGATGCAAACGTTTTAAGAAGACAGGGTATTGATCCAGCAACGTTGCACCAAAGTGGAGCTAAAATTAGGAAAATATTAGAAGAATCAGATCTTTTATCTGGCTCACAAATTCGTTCGGTTAGCCCAACAATTATCACAAGAGAAGATGAGTTAACAAACGAATTATTTAAGTTTTTAATTCAAAGAAATGAATTAGTTGCAAATAGTACCAGTCAAACATTTGGTCAAAATTTTATTAAAATAAACCAAGCTTTGGCAAGTATGGCTAAAGAAATGCCAGCTGGCGAATTGGCCGAAGCACAAGCTGCAGCATTTGGAGCTCTAACCAATCTAAACTCAGTAAGAGCTAACAGATCCTTTCTAAAAGAAATTCAGGTTCAAAGAAGAGCACTTGCAAATACAATAGAATCATTAGAAGCTGCCCCTGAACTAATTCAGCCATTTGCAACAGGTTCAATCGAAAGAGTTGGAGAAATAGGTAGGCTGGGTTTAGCTAAAAAATTATTATATCCCTCACTAAGCACCGCATCGTTTAAGATATCTCATTTAGCTACAGACCCACTGGGTTCTGCTACTGGGCCCGGAGCAGACGTTTTATTGGTTCCTACTTTTGGTAGCGTATTTTCCAGAAATCCTGTAGGCGCATTAAAGAGTGTTGCAGGGATAAATACTTATAGTAGTCCGGAAAATTATTCTAATCTTTCTGCCGCAGTTTCTCATGGTGTGGAAAGATTAAATAAATATTTTGGCACAGTTGGTTTGCAACTAGACGTAAATCAGTATGGCTCTCCATTGGATCTTTTTGCGCGAGGTATGGTAGGCAAAAGGGTATTGCCACTATATGCCGGTGGATTAGCGTTTATGACTGCTGATAGAACAATTGGTGGAATGGTAAACGAAAGAGATGCAAGAGGAGAAAGGGTTTATTCTCCATTCTTTGTCGGCGCTGCCGCAAAAGCTGTAGGCGAAGTTCATGCATTAGGTGCGGGAATTATGCCTGGCGGAATGAGCTATGAAGAAAAAAGAGAACAGCTTTTTGAGGGCGAAGTACCCATAAGACAGGGTCGTTTTTGGCCATTAGGTAACACGCCTTTTATGGGCGGAAAGATAATGTATTATAGGCCTAGCATTTATCGTAAGATTGAAGCAGGGTCAATGTTTACTTCTGACACGTATGGTTCACCTATTGAAAGAGCGTTATTTTATACAGATGTATCTCCACTGCGTCCATTGGATCCATATCGTTTTGAAAGAAAACATTATGAGGACAGACCTTATCCTGTAAGTGGAGAGTATTTTTCTGGTCCTTTTGGTCCGCTAACTCCTGCTCTAAATGCCACTTTGGGTAGAGTATTAAAGCCTCAAGTAAAGATGCACGAACAAGAAGTTTCCCAAGCCTTATCAAACTATGCTCCAGCAGGGCAGTCTGGAGCATATGATGCAAGCGCTTATTTGCAGCAAGTAGCCATGCCAATGCTGCCAGGGCAAGCTCCTCAGCAGCAATCTGGTCAAGCTTTTATTGGCGGATCGGCACAAGGGGGAATGCCTATGATGTCAATGGGTGTTTCTTCTGGTGGGCCCGGACCAGGAATGCAGGCATCAACAAATGCTCAGTTGGCAGGCAGGGCAGGAGCTTTAAATACTGCTAAATATTCTACTATGCAAAATATAGGTCAAATAAATAATCAGTATACTCAGATGGCATATGGTCCACCAAAAACTCCTGGGATGATGCCGCCAAGAATTGTTGGTGCAGGTTCGCCAATTTCAGTTAGCGATCCACAGGTGCAGCTTCAAGAATTTGGGTACAGAACCCAAGAGGCCTTAGGTATCTATGGTTTTGCTGGCGCGGCATTCAGAGAATCTTTTGGATATGGTCAAGGAGACTTTGAGCCACAGAGAGCCGTTCTACAGTCTGCCTCTAAAGCATACGGTATGAGTAGACAGTTCTGGGATTATAATCTTGGTGGACTTGGTGACGTTCCAATGTTGGGTGGAAGAAATTTTGGTTCGATAGAATTCTCTGAAATAACTAGAAGATTTATACCAAAAGAAAGAACTGGTGTGGATTACCTTAATCCAATACAAAACACCATGGGCAAACAGTATCCATTTTTGCCAGGACCAGAATATTATTTAGATTTTACTAGAGGAGATCCTTTTACAAAAGTTCAAGAAGGCGAATTGCGTTTACCCGGAGTGGCTTATGAAAGATTAAACCAGTTACATTCAGACGAAACTGGAAGATATGGTTTATTGGATCAGTTTAAAATACTTGGTGATGTCGCTCCATATTCTAAGCAGTATAGATATTTAGATAAAAAAATTAACAGCTATTTAGATGATCCATCAGAAAGACTGCAAGCAGACAGCATTAGAGAGAGAGTGGCATCTATACAGCAGAAGGAAAGCTTTTCTGAATACAGTCATGTGGGCAAAACCGCTCAAGAAGCTGGAACTAATCCATTAGTCCACAATCTATCCAGAGCTGCAGAATACATTGCTCACAGAGATACTTTTATCAATAGAAAATTTATTAATAAACAGACAGCAGTAGAAGACTGGGAAAGAAATAATGTTTATGGGGCCACATTCCCTGAATGGCAAAGGCCATTTGAAAGCTTCGTAGAACCAATGCTTAACAAAGCTGCAGATAGAAATCCATTAGCCGCTTCTGCAAGCCTAGCTGCTGCCGGACTCTTTGCAGGTAGAACGCAGCCTGGAAAATTAGTCATGTCTGGCCTAGGTGCCGTGACTGGTTTAGTAGCTTCTACTGGGGCAAATCTTCAAGAGGCAATAACTGGAGATAGATTTATACCAACAGAAAGAAAAAAGGAATTAGCTCTTGAAGAGTATGCTGATATTTTAAGTTATGTAAAAAATACAAGGTTAGCTAACATGGCAGAATCTTCTGGAGACGCAGCAGCAGCTTTTCAGTTTAGATCAGCAGCAAAAAGAACAATGTATGGAGCACCAATAGAAGATATTGGTACAGGTAAATATGGAAGTGATGTAGAGTCTTTATCTTTGGCGATTCCAAAAAGGAAGAGAGAGCATTTTAAGGCAATGATTAATGCTCCAGAAGAAGATAGAGAAAGGATACTTTCTACAGCTGGAAGATTGGAAAGAAGAGTATACGAAGCAGCATGGGGGATGCCTGTTGAGAAGCGTCCAGAGTTAACAGATTATTTTAGTAGACTTGAACTTCCCGATGAGGGGTGGGAGGGTTGGCATCCCAATACAAATATGGACTCTGTTAAGATTAAAATAGGTCAGCACATGGGTCTTGAAATGTCTCAAATGGGTTACTATCCTCAACAGATAAGAGAAGCTAATTTGGCTAATCCAAGTTATCCTCGGTTCGGCTACTCTTCGGACTCCAATGCTGATGTGTCATATAGGTTGCGCTCTTTAATGAATGGCATGGGAGTTAGCGGTTCTGTTACTCCGGTAATGAATCCATTTGGTGGTCAACAAATTGACGTAAGTGCAGGGGTTAGATAAAAATGTTGGGGAAAATAGCTAGTTTTCTAGAAAAACGAAGACAAGAGATTCCTGAGTATGAATCTTTTAGCGACTATTTGTCTGCGTACTTGTCTCCTTTGTCTCCAGAGAAACAAGTTAGAGCAGCTAGAAGAATAATAGGAAAAATACCTACTGGCCAAAAAAGGTTAATAGAACCGTTTGTCGATCCAGCAGATAACATTTTAAAATATAGGTCATCTTATTTTGATCCAGATGAAGGTAGAAAAGTATTTAACTCTGTTAACGATGCTATAGAATATTTTTCTTCGCTGCATCTTACTGAAGTTTATAGATTATCAAAAGATGATGTCCCTGTTGTATATAGGGGATATGGTCAGGTTTTAAGGGATATAGAAAAAGTCGCCATACAGCAAAATCTTTTTGGTATAGAAGGTTTAGAGATGAATATCGCTATTCATAAAGGTGGACTAGATACTCAGCAGGGCACTGAGGCACTAAAAGCCTTTTTTGATGCACAGAAACAAAAAGGCTATGGTTTACTTTTGCCTACGGATGATGGCGGAATTGCTTTGAACTTGGTTGCAACAATTGCTGGCAAAAAACAAGTTCTAGGTTTAGATCAAACATTGGAAGTGATGCAGGCAGCAAACGTATCTATTATAGATCCAGATGTTCTAGAGGACGCTTTGAGGTCGGGAAATAAAAAAATAGCTTCTTTAATTCAAAAGTTGGATAAAAGATTGCGTGGCGTTTTGTCTCCAAGAGAAGTTTCTGTTTCTGGTGGTGCTCTAAGATCAATATTGGATGAGGTTGGCAAGCCTGGGTTATCATTTGCTGATTCAATTCTTAACACTGATCCAGTTTTCGAGGCATTGGGGTTAGCTCTAGATATTGATACATTAAAAAATGTTTCAGGAATGAACAATGCAGAAAAAGCCGCAGACGCAGCGCAAAGAATAAGAGATTCTTGGATGATTGGGGGTCAAGATAGATCTAAAGATTTTTATAAAATAATTTTAGATGAGGTAATT